CGGTTAGGGTTGCAGGGACAGCCCCGCCGCCGCGCTTAAGGGGTTTTCCAGAAGCGCAAGTTTCCGAGTATTTGATTTAATGCGGCCATAGTCGGTCACAAGCCCGATTGAGAAACGCAGAGTGAGTCACGCTATGGGAATACAAGCGGAGATGTCCGCCACTTCCAGAGTATGGCAAGACAAGTTGTGGTACTGTTCCCAGACAACTATAAAAATCAGGGCAGTCCGACTGAGGGACGATAAATCGCAGTTTTGCGGATAAAATCCGCCGTCGCCGGTGCCACGGAGTTAGGCCGTGGGGTCCAGATTGTGAAAATGCCCGGAGGTTTGCGCCTATGAACCTAAGCGCGGCTTGCGTAACGGATGGCTATACGAGAAAAACCTTTGATGGTTATTAGTATCGTCCGAGTTTTCCACCCAAGGGTGTTGCGCTCCGAGGAGCCGAAAATGAGGGCATCAGGTATGAAACCCGGATTTGGTTGAGTATTGCGAATGTAAGACAATTCCCCATGATGGTATGAGTATTAGGAATGATACGCACGCCGTTAGATACTGCAACGGTCATTTGGGGCAGTATGTTCCCCATAGTCCGAGTGTAGAGCCGGCGTCATGCTAAATGGGTTTATCATTGATTGAGCCGCCGAGGTTTTTCGCCTCGGCGGTTCGCTTGAGTGATAAACCTGTTATCACCCAAATCATATGAAAGGGGATTTCAAAATGACCAGAGAAGAAAACACCGCCAAATTGGCACAGTTGCGCTCTGATGCGGAAGCCCTTGTCAAAGAGTACAACGAGGCAATCCAGAATGGCAAGTATGAGGACGCAACCAAGGCGGATACCAAGCTGACCGACACGGTCAACGAGTACACCGCCACTGTCCGAGATATGTGCTTTGAGGACTGCAAGAACACTGAAAATCCCATGCTCACCGCTGTCACAACGCTGATGTTTGTGACTATCGGCGTCAAGGACGAGCAAAAGGGCGATGACAAGGTTCCTGTTCGGAGTATCGTGGACAAAGAGCGGCAGATTGACCTGCTCAAGCTGCACAAGTATTGCGGCTCCATCGGCGCCAATGAGAATTGGAGCCATATCGCGCAGAAGATGAATTTCCTGTTGACTGCGCAGAAGTGTGTGGATTTGGGTGTTGACCCGAAGTCCGTCAATGACAGTTATTCTATGAGCGAGATTGCCCGCGAGTTTGATATGGGCAAGAACCCGACCAGCAAGACCAATCTGCTCAAGACCCTTCAGACGGTTATCACCGCCATGCTGGGTGAGGGGTATAAGGCAACTTCCCACGATGTGAATTTCCTGCTTTCCGTGTATGCAAAGAAAAACCGTAAGGCGCTGACTGTGACTTGCGCCAATCACCGGTATTTCAGAAATTATCTGGCTGAGGTTTGCCACCGCATTGTGACCGGTAAGTCCTATGAGGTGGATTTCAAAACCAAGAAAGACGCGGCCTGAGTAACCGCCCTGATGAGTCTTTGAAAATTAAGACGAAACCGCCCTGAGTGGCGGTCGGTGGGTTTTTCAAATCTGCCCGCGCCCTTGCAACTATTGCTAATCCGTTGAAGGGGTTATGTTTGGGTTTTTGATGCGCAGGAAATTCAGGCATAGCCGCAGACGCGGCAACCTTGCGACAGGGGATACTGCCGGTGAGAGATGAACCGGCTACACCGTATGGGGTTTTATAAATATAGACCTGGCGAGTGGTTGGACGCTGACGGAAAGCGCCCCCATGCGGGAAGATAAAGCCGCAATCTGTGGTTTTCCAGCCATCTCTAATGCAGCTCATCATGGTTTTTGATGAACGGTTGCAAGCCCGTGGAAATGCAGAGCAGAGAAAAATCGAATAAGGAGGCGCAACTGTGACAAAGTTTGAGCAGGTCGGCGTGGAATTCCAGTATGATGCCAGAAATAAGAAAGAGGCGAATCGGAGTTTTCAATATTCCTGTCGGGTTTGCTGCGAGCGCGGGATGCACATTGAGTGTGACAGATGCGCCATCGCTGCGACCAATGCCATTCTTGTGGCGGCTTTTGATACTGAGATGACTTCTCGCTCTCGGCTGATTATCCATCATAACTGAGTTTGAGGTTTTTGAAATCGTTTTGGTACGCCGTAGGTAAAAGGGAAATTTGGCGGCGTTAAATGAGGTGGGGAGCCAAGGCGGTTTACCGTAATGCAGCCTTTGACGGTCACAAGCCCGTATGAGAAATGCAGAGTGGGGAATTTGAAAGGCAGGAGGTTTGTTATGGCAAGTACATATGGCCGGTCACAACGTGACTGTCGTCAGAGAAGAAAGTCTAAAGGCTATTACCAGAAGTTGATTATTCAAAAGCTGATGGGGCTTGTTCTGTTGGCGATTTGCGGTCTGGTAGTTCTCATGGCCTATCACGGCCAGACTGTGGAAGATAGAGATTGCACAGCGGTTGTGCTTTTTGCGCCGATGGCATTCTACCTGCTTTTCACCAAAGAAATCGTGATTTACTAAACCTTGATTTTCATTCTGCATAACATCGCCGCCGAAATCTACAACAAAAACTAACTTTGAAGAATACGAGATTTGCCGGACGGGATATGGTGCAGTTTGAAAGTCGCCGCTGAAAGGAGGCTTTGCGTATGGATTCAATTTTGCTGTCCCCAAAACACGGAGTGAATCCGACAATTCCTGTATGTTTCTGGTGTGGCCGTGAGAAGAACGAGGTCGCCCTCATGGGGTATTTGAAAGGCAGAGGTGGCGAGGACATTGCCGCCCCAATGCACATGGTAATTGATTATGAGCCTTGTGACGAGTGCCGCCAGAACATGGCACAGGGTTTTACATTGATTGAGGCAACCAGCAAACCAAACGCAGCTTCCAATGTGGAAATCCAGCGCGGAGTTTATCCAACTGGCCGATATGCGGTTTTAAGGCGAGAGGCCGCTGAGAGAATCTTCAGCAATTTGAATGGCAGAGATAAAGGATTTGTCACGCCGGAGATTTTTGAGCAGATGATTTCCTGTGATTAAGCGGTTTGGGATACCGGGATTTATAGAATTCCGAAAGTATGGGTTCGGCGGGACTTATCTGATTATCGGTCAGGTTTGGTTAACGCTGAGGCGAGGTTCGATGCCGTAAGGCTGGCACGGTACGATTCCGTGGGGCGGGGTTCCCGCCTAACGCTTAGACCCCATAATGGTGAGGGTAAGTGAGGAGGCATCCAAAATCTGAAAACCATTATGGGGCGCAGCCGACTGCGAGAGTGTCGGGGTAGGGGCCTGATTCTTAATGTGGTCAAGTGGGGGAAATGCTGCCTCTGCGTGGGTAACGCTTCGGCGTAGATAAAAGTGCATCCTTTGGGGGATTAGAGATGGAAAATAAAATCGGAGTCATGACCGGTTTTTATTGAGGTGAAATCCCTCCCCATTAAACAATCAAGGAGGCTTTCGTATGATGGTCAAACTGTTCGCAATGTTGATGGCGCTCCTTATGTCGGCTGGGGTTTCCAGTGGAGAAATCGACCCTGGTCATGTGGATTTGGACATCACAGATTATGGTGCTCAAATTACATTTGAAGATGGTACCGGGTATTGGCTGGAGTTCAGGCAGACGCAGAACAGCGCAATCCGTTTGGAAGAGGTGGATTATCTCGAAACAGAAGAGCTGTTCCTTTCGGAGATGGAGGAAAATGGGCTGACGAATTATGAGCTGTATGATTCTTCCGAGCTGACAGCAGATATTTTGGAGTCCAGAAAAGGAACCACAATCATTGAGCGTTGCATCGGATTTGTCACAAATGGGCAGACCGGCGATGGCGCAATATTGAATGCCGCCGATAAAAATTATAACTATATCAGCTACCGTTCCATTGACCAGGAGTATTGTGATGGAACGGTAATTTTGACCTACCTGATTTATAACCCGGACAACAACTACATCGATGATATCACGGAGCGGTACGATTTCGTTATCAGCCGCGAGTGGGAAGATTGAGGTGGTCATTATGTATGAGTTCCGATATGTAGATGGGCATATCGAGGTTTTTCTGAATGGGCAGTTTCAGTTTTCCGCTGACACTATGCGGGAGGCCAGAAAAGAGCTTGAACAATATGGGGAGGTTTGATTATGGAAAAGCGCGTGAAATGGTTTGGTTTTGTTGTTGCAGCCGCCCTGTTGATTCTCGGTACACTATCAGGGTGTGGGAATCGACAGTTGTTCGATACAACCTACACTTTTGACCGTGCAATTATCTCTATGCCGGATGGGTCGATTATTTCCGGAACCGTGAGTTCATGGAAAGATTATGAGGACGGCGACCAGATTCAGGTCGTGATTGACGGGACTACTTATCTGGTTCACAGTTCCAACATTGTATTGATGAACGAGTAAATGAGCTGGATTTGCAGACAACTTTGCCGGCAGTATGAGTCGGTGTGCAGAAAGTGCTCTTGTCAATGGCCGGATGTGTCACTTGGTGTGGATATCCGGCTCTTTATCTTCGAGGATATTCTGCTAAGAAGGAGGTTCCAATGAACAAGGATGAGATGGTAAATATCCTATCACAGAGAACAGGGTTTATGAAAAAGGATTCGGAAGTCATGCTTGATGCAGTTTTCCAAATCATCACTGAGGCGCTGGCCGCCGGCGATAAGGTTCAAATCGCGAACTTTGGAACCTTTGAGGTAAAGCATCGAGCGCCGCGAACAGGTAGAAATCCACGGGCAAATGTGCCAGTTCCGATTCCTGCGAAACAGGTTCCAAGTTTTAAGCCTGGCAAAGTTCTCAAAACTCTTATTGAGTCGGGCAAGTGATATCAATTCTTAAAGTTAAAGGAGTAAGGTTTATGACCACTGAAAAAATGACAATCCATAAGGCGCTGTGCGAGCTGAAAACTCTGGACGCACGCATCACCAAATGCATCGGGGAAACGGAGTATGTGTTTGCCAATAAGCATTCCAATGACAAAGTAAACGGAATGACGGTGGCTGCATACTGCGATGAAATCAAATCCGGTTATCAGAGGGTGACTGACCTCATCAAGCGCCGCGACGCCATTAAGCGTGCGGTTGTGCTTTCCAATGCTGTGACTAAAGTTACGGTTGGCGGGAAAGAGTACACGGTTGCCGAGGCAATCGAAATGAAAAACCACGGTATTCAGATGCTGCAAACGCTGCTCAAGCGACTGGAGCGGGATAACCGTGCAGCACGCAATGAGGCAAATCAGAACAATGGAGAGATGCTGGAGATGCGTGCTGATGAATATATCAAATCCTTGTATGGAAACACCGACATGAAGAACGCTTCCGAGGATATCAAAAAGACACGAGCTGATTTTATTGCGGCGCAAACTTTTGAAATCGTTGACCCCATTGGAATCAAGGCTGAAATGGAGCGGCTGGAAAAGGAAATCAATGGGTTCATGGTAGATATTGATTCTGCGCTTTCCGTATCCAATGCGCTGACGGAAATCACAGTCGAGTATTAAACATGCGTTCAATCTCGCTGCCGTCCGAAAACCCTGAATCATGCTCCTTCTCTGTTTAGCATCGTACAGATAAGTAAAGACAAAAAGAATGATGCAATAGCCTGATAAGCTATCTTATGAAGAAAACTTTGTAATTGGGAATTACAGAGGTTTTTATAATACTTCCCGCCGTAATATATGGGCGGGGCAGATTATGAAATCAATTTTGACTGTAACGCTCAACGCTCAAAGTTTTAAGGCTAAAGGCTCAACACTCAAAGTTCTTCTTTGATGAAAGAGCAAAGCTAAAATCATAACGAGTAAGGCTTTACAAAATCCAAGAGTCATGGTTTGTCGGGTGAGTATGTGACCGCTGGGGGTGCCACTTGGCTGGGCGGTAGCGAGTTTGATTTATATAGAGGGGTGGCCAATAGGCTGCCCTGATATGGAGATGTGGCGAAGTTGGTAACGCAGGTGGGCTATGCTCAATCGGAGTATCCTGCCTCATCGTTGGTTCAAATCCAACCATCTCCACCAGTGGGAACGGCATTCGTGCTTCAGGCATCGGAACCTGAAGCGTATTCGTGTTATCCGAGACATGGAAGTATGAGTGTGGGGAATGCCATGCAGCGGAGTTGACCTGGAGTTTTATGCTGTATTTTTACGGGGATATAGCTCAGTTGGGAGAGCGATGGCTTTGCAAGCCATAGGTCGTGGGTTCGAACCCCATTATCTCCACCAGCCCCACGGTATTGCCGTGGTGGGAATTCCGTAACCACCCCACTATCCGGGGAGAGGTGCGGGATAGCTGATAGCCCTTCAGCGATTAACGGTTACCACTAAACCGAAAGTGGATGGGTTAGCCAAGAAATGCTGCTTGGCGCGGGGTTTGGTTCCCATAGAAGGTGGGAACTTTTATAGTGTGCATCCTGCTGGTGGAGGTTGGTGAACCAGCAACCCCGTGAATATTAACATGGAGGTGTGCCATGTATCAAATTGGAGATAGAGTTCGTTGCCTTGTAGATAAGCCTGAGAATAATGGCCATATTGTCTGCGGAAGTACGGGGACAGTTGTCTATTGCGAAGGCAATATAGTTTTCGTAGAGTGGGATAACTACGTAGATGGTCACGATTGTGACGGTCACGCTTCTGAGTGGGGATACGGATGGAACGTTCTGTTCAGTGATGTTGAATTAGAAGGCGATGATGTCCAATATGAATTTGACGAAAATGCGTTTAAGTCCCTTATGGGGTTTTGAATTTGATTATAAGGGTGGTATGCTATGAGTTTTCTTACCAGAGCGTATTTCTACGAAAAAACACTCAATGGTTCGTTTGATTCACAGCCGCATGAGTATCGCATGGAGACCGATGAGTTTCCAACAGCAGAAAAATTGCATGACCTTATTTTCCAAGCCATTGAAATCGAAGGAATGGAAAGCGACTTCCTTTTGGAAACATTGGTGGAAGAAAACAATGAGTATTATAGCAGCGATGAATGTGTAGTTACACCTGAGATTGTAAGAACTTCGGAGCCGAGTAAGTTTATTATGTGGGGAAATCGACTTCCTCACATTTTTACTGTGGATAAACAGCGCAGTAAACTTGTATTCAATGCAACAGTTGTATAATATTGGTCTGGCTGGAGTAATTGCAGTAGGCGTAACAGGAATTGTGTGGGCAGTTACTACGGATGTTGAACATGACCTGTGAGGTGATTGGTTTGGAAAATAAGATTTATACTCACGACGAAGCTATGCTCATCGTTGAGATGTTTGAGAACATTCTCACACAATATAATATCAAAGTTCCCAGTCCGGAAGATGACGAGCGGGAACCTGATAATGACGCCAGTCTTTATGGAAGTACATACAGTGACCTCCTTGATGGCGTTGAGGATAAACTGATTGAGATTCTGGAACGGCATACCTTAAATACTAAGGTGATTCGTTATGAATTCTCAGGTACGGTATAAGGCAGGTGACTTGAGTGTGGGAAAAACCTTTTGAAATAGAAATGTTGGCCAATGAAAATGGCGTGGTAATCAATTGCCCAACAGTAGAAGCGTATATGGAAATGGCAAGGGTTCTTGATGAGCATGGGTTCAGGTTTGGCAATGGAGTAAGCCCAATTGACGAGGATGTTGACTGGGTTGAACACGGAGAAGATTTTTGCTTTTATGCAAAGGGAAGTAGAATTTATTACGGGCCTAAGTATAGTACAGAAGAGGCACCTTGGAGAAGTTACACAAAATGTACGTTTTATGGCGTGACATCTGACTTTGAGCCAGCAGATGATAATGAAATGAGCAAGTTCTTAGGGTTTTAAAACATACGAAGGGGGTATTCACGTGGGAGTAGATGTTCATATCCCAGCAAACGAAGTTTGGTCTTTCTTCCAGAAAAATAAAGACCGCTTAACCGAGGAAATGGTAGCCATTGCCGAGAATACCGATACGGAATATGCAGTCTATCTCACAGAGGATTATGGATACCCGACGTTCTTTGTATGCAAGGGTGACCTGCCACCTGAATACGAAGAGGGTGCAATCAATCCAAAGGATTGTGAGCAGACAGCAAAGAAGTGTTATGCGCAGTACCTTTTCCCGGTTCAGGTTAACTCCGAGAAGTCTTATCCATTTCCCATAGAAGATGAAGATGAGAACTCCACAAAACATGACATGGAGGATATTGTGTATGAGCGAGAGGATGAACTTCGCCTCGCTCTGTGTGACTTTCTTCAGGTTGTACTCATGGATTTGGAAGACGGTGTGGATATCGAGTCTTATTACGGCCCCGGTATAATAGATGAGATTCTGGACTACTTCCTTGAGTATCTTGGTTTTGAGCAAAGGCTCCCGGTATATCGGCCAATGTTTATCACGGATGATGAAACCGGAGAGGAAGTATATACAGAGTATCCGTATGATATGGATGGGTTGTACGAGTGTGACGATACTGATGGGGAAGTTCAATAATCCCCATCATATCTGGCGAGGTGGCCGAGTCTGGTTTATGGCAGCGGTCTTGAAAACCGCCGTGCGCGAGGAGCGCACCGTGGGTTCGAATCCCACCCTCGCCGCCATATTTGAATAGAAGGAGGCTTGCGAATATGCCAGCGTGTTTGGATAGTTATCCTTGGCAGTCGCTCAAGGGATGTGGGAGTATGGCGCCGGCCATGTTCAAAGTCGGTGACTATAAAAATGCGTGTCTAAAAGATGGCACCAATGTCCAGTTTCGGATTATTGGATTCAATCATGACAGGGCAAGAGGCGGTATCGTTGTCCCTATGACATGGGAAATGGTGGACTGCATGCCGAAAAGATATCCGTGGAATCAAACCGATACCAATGAGGATTCGTGGGAGAAAACATATCTCCGTTATCTGATGAACGACCCGGCTGGCGAAGTATATAGATTACTTCCGGATGAAATCGTTGAACTTGCGGTTCCAGTTATCAAGCAGACTGCCAACACTTATGATGGTTCCAACACTATCATTGAAACAGAGGACAAGTTTTGGATAAAGTCCGAAAAGGAGCTCTATGGACGGAACATCTTTTCAGCGCCGGGAGAGGGGCACTGGTACGAATATTACCGTCAGGAAGATGTGCCTTGGGGTAAGAAAAGAAATGGCAGTGATGAATATACGCTGTTGCGTTCCCCTTATTACAACAACGGCGGCTACTTCTGCCTTGTGGGCACGACCGGCGCCGCGAACGCCCACTACGCGAGGTATTCCTATGGGCTCGCCCCGGCTTTCTGTATCTAATCTCTGACCCACAAAGAACAAGCACCACGAAAGTGGTGCGGGAGAAAACAAAGTTGAATTCATGAGTTAGCCCGTTAAGGAAACTTAACGGGTTTTCTCATGCCTTTTAATATGGTGCCGTAGTCAAGCGGTTAAGACACCGCCCTTTCACGGCGGTAACGCGGGTTCGACTCCCGCCGGCATCACCAGGCCCGAAAGGGTACACTAAATATAAAGGAGTACATAACTATGGCAAAAATCGTAATCGCAGGGGACGCAATCGTCGTTACTTCCGCTATGAAGCTGGAGGACATCAAGACCATTGAGAAGTATCGTCCCAATGCCCTGACCCTGATGGGTGGTGAGGATGGCAAGGAGCCTATCTTTGCTATCGGAACTACTGAGGGTTGCGGCAACATCAATCAGGTCGGTGCATCTTTCGGTCGTGAGTCTCACGACGATGACAAGTACGCCACCATCACTATGGTCGCCGGTTGTGCTACTGATGGCGACATCAAGGAGTGGGTTGCCGACCGCATCGGTACCGCCATCATCAACCTGAACAAGCTTGAAGAGAAACTGCCTGCTGTCCTTGAGGAGATTGCGGCTGAGAAGGCCGAGGTTATGAGCAACATCACTGTCGCTCAGTAAGAAACTGGGGGCGGCTTTGCCGCCCCTTTGTTCTTCAAAAATCCAACACCCAATTTAATGAATTAAAGGAGAATTGATTATGATTAAGGTTACTATCGGCAACAATGTCAAGCGCGAGTCCGTTATCATCGACGAGAATACCACCCTGCGTGCCTGCCTTGAGGCCAACGGCGTGGATTATACCCGTGGTGTGATGCACCTCGATGGTTCTTCCCTGAATCCCGGCGACCTCGATAAGACGTTCGCCAGTTTCGGTATCACCGAGAAGTGTTTCCTGCTGAACGTGGTCAAGGCTGATAACGCCTAAGTTACATACCCAAATGGAGCCGCCTTTGGGCGGCTCTTTTATGGGGGAGTGACGGAATAGGCAGACGTAGCGGACTTAAAATCCGCTGGGTAATCCCCGTGCCGGTTCGACCCCGGTCTCCCCCACCATGAGAATATAAAGTGAGGTGTTTCTATGTTCAAAACAAGCATTGCGTCAACCCCGCTGACAACGGATGCTGCCAATAATTATTTCCGTAACATCGATGGTGAGCGATTTGGCAATGACAATTCTTTTCTTGCGACGCTTCGTGCATTGGTTGCACCTCGCATGAAAGACGGGGAAAGCATTCATCTTCGGTTCGGAAGGAGCAGTTATAGCTCATCTCAAATATCCAATGCGTCTGTTGATGCAGCAGCAAGAGCGATTTGCAACGCATATGATTTGGGGGATGCGTCCAACCAGGTTGTGATTCACAGTTTTACTGCTGACCAGGAAAGCAATTTGGCGAATATGCGGGTGATTGAGAAGTTGCCCGCCTGCTATCCCGGTTATCACCAGCTTGATAAGGTAAAGGCGTTTTACCGCAAGTCTTTTAATGTGGATTGTTATATCAATCCAGAACGCAAGAACGTGATTCTCTTCGTCGATAATCTCGACAATAAAAAGCTGCATTATTTGCAGGTGTCTATCCTTGCGTTCCTTCCGTGGTACTTTAACCCGGAAGATGGTGTGTCCGACATCGAAATGCAGCTCATCTATTCTCTGCGTGAAAGTTCTCCGGACAAATATCAGGACTGTCTTTCAAAGATTGCAGAACAATATGATTTCAGAACCGCTCGCATTCGGCAGTTGCTTAGCGGGTTTGAAACCAGATATGAAAAGATTGAACGGGATAAGGTGCGCAATTCGATTGCGGCAACAGACGATAAAATCAACCAGTTTAACAATGAAATTGGAAGGCTCTTTGGTCAGAGAAACGAGCTGTGCATCAAGCTTATGGGGCTTGAACGCAAAATCGAAGAAGGCGGGGAGGACTCCGAGATTATGGAATACTTCCTGTGCAATAACCGCCTTGTCCTTGAGGAAGTCACAGACACGGATATGTATTTCTGCGTCAAGGATTATCTTACATATTTCGACAGAGAGATGGCGGAGCAGTACATCAACAACGAGCGCAGCTTTGTGTATAATGGCCGTCATGGTGCTTCTGCAGAGAAGATGAAGAAGCTCATGTGGGAGCTTTTTGTTTCGGAGGAGCCGAGGCTGCGAATCAAAGTGTGCGCAGCATATCGTTTCAATCTGAACGGTAATGTGGGTACACAGGGACGCCACAATTTTTCGTATGAGTTCTCTGATTGTATGCCGAACCCTCATATTGACCGGTGGAATTGTATTGGTAATTATGAGAGAACAATCAACCAGCTCCTGATGAATCGCGATTACATTGGTGCTCTTGAACAGTGCGTTGCCTCGTGCAAGAGTCTGAACTGGGGAGACAGCACGGTGATGGGTACTTTTATGAACACCATGTGGAATAGTGATGATGGGTACAATAATAGGTGTATCGAACTTCCTGATGGTCGTGTTGTAAAGCCGGCCGAAGCAATTAAGTGGCTTGAGCAGCAGGAGGCAAAGAATGAGCAGACGACGGAGGAGGCGCAAGATGAGTAAGCCGATTAAAATGACCCAGGAATATTTGGATGAGTGCCGGCGAGACTTTGAAAAGGCTTTGGCGCTGACGAAGATGGCAGATGGGAAGCTCAATTTCACCAAAACGTTTACCCTGGGCGACCGCAAAGCGGTTGTGTATTTCACAGCAGAGGCATGGGCGAAGATGGTAATGCTCATCAAGGAGTTTGATAAAGAGGTCGCATGGCATGGCATTGCCAAGCGTGCGGATGATGAGGCGAAGGACGAGTATATCATCTCCGATATCGTGGTATATCCGCAGGAAGTAACCGGTTCCACAGTGGAAATGGATACGGAGCAGTATGCGGTGTGGCTCATGGAAAATGACGAGGATGAGCGGTTCAGCCATATTCATATGCAGGGACATTCTCATGTGAACATGGCACCCAACCCGTCATCGGTTGACCTGACGCATCAGGAAGAGATTCTGAATATGCTTGACGATGATGATTTCTACATCTTTATGATTTGGAATAAGTCATTCGCCAGCAATACCAAAGTATACGATATGAAGAAGAACGTCCTTTTTGAGAATGCGGATGTTACTGTCAAGATTATTGGTGCAGCAGAGGATTTGGATGAGTTTGTTAAGAACGCCAAAGATATGGTGAAATCAAAGACATATGCTCCGTCCACCTACCCCAGAACACCGGTCACTCCATACAATCCATTGTCCAGCGCCAAAAAGGATGAGGATAAGAAACAAAGTAAAGACGCAAAAGATAAGCCAAGAACCAGAATCGGGGCTGGTTGGAGTGGCAAGAATGCCAGCGGCCAGGGTTCGTTCTTTGACCAATACGATGATGAGGACGACATCTACGGATATTACAGAGAACACTTCGGGAGGTAACGTATGGATTTATCAAAGAGTTATGAATACTTCCAGCCGGAAAAGCAGAAAGACCGCATCCATATTATTGGGTGCGGTTCTGTCGGCTCTACAGTTGCATATATGCTGGCCAGAACCGGCGTAACCAGCTTCACCTTGTGGGATTTCGATACGGTCGAGCCGCATAACCTCGCCAATCAGATGTTCCGTCAGAAAGACATTCACAAACCAAAGGTCGATGCACTTCTGGATATCATCTGTGAAATCAATCCGGAGATTGCAGACACGGCAAAGCTCAAGCCGGACGGATGGAATGGACAGCAGCTTTCCGGGTATGTGTTCCTGTGCGTGGATAATATTGACCTTCGCCGGCAAATCGTGGAGATGCATATGGACAACCCGTATGTCAAGGCGATGTTTGATTTCAGAACCCGTCTTGAGGATGCGCAGCATTATGCTGCGGATTGGTCGGATTATAAGATGAAGAAAGACTTCCTCAACTCCATGAATTTCTCCCATGACGAGGCGAAGGAAGAAACGCCGGTGTCTGCATGCAACGTCACCCTGTCTGTCTGCCCCACTGTTCTCGTGATTTGCGCCAGAGGCGTGGCGAATTTTATGAACTTCTGGAACGGAAAGCCGCTTAAGAAGCTCATCCTTGACGACGCATTCAACTTTGTCTGCGACGCATTTTGATTTTGATAACTCGGACGGGAGGTGAATTGCTTGGAAACGACTGTAGGAAAACTGAAAATTGGCGCACCGCTCGCAATGGGCAGGTACAGTGTCAGCAGAGATGCTGACCCAGCGCCAATCGTGTGGCTAAAAGGTGCTCCGAACAGCGATTTTATCACGGAGTTCGCAGTGGATTATCTGCCATTCGATGCAATGGAGCGGGAGAATCCGAGCAGACAATACTATTATTCCGGGAACCCAGATTACACAACGAGTAATCTCCTGCAGTTCCTCAACAGTGACCAAGAGGATTGGTACGAACCTACGCACCAATATGACGCGCCGCCCGTTCGAAACAATGTCAATGACAGATACAGAGCGCCCTATAAAGACCATTATGGGTTTCTGTGCTTCTTCGAAGAGTACGAAATCGAAAGCATCGCGGATAATGTAGGGTTCAGAATACGTTTGCCGGTACACGGCTGTTTCAGCGGCGAGAATAAGTTTCCGCTCTTTCGTAAGAAGGGCATTCGTGCAAGAGCGACAGAAGACTTCATCGAAAACAAACGTCTGAGCTTTACTGGCACGTCATATGTTCCAATCTGGCTGGCAGACAGGAGCGAGTATGAAGAATCAGCGTGCATTATGGCGCGGAATGGAGATACCAATTGGCAGCGTCCTGTTTATGCCTGCGGTGTTCGGCCTGTTTGTACGCTTCATCCGGACACGGCGGTTGTAAGAGATGCCGATGGGCTTTATCATATTAAGCCCCGCAATGTTGACAGGTACCTGTGTACAGACGAAGAACTGTTCGAACTTTTGGGCATGGCACAGCCCTAAGTGCTAAGGAATTGTAACGCATTTCTCCATAAGGAGAGCTTTACGCCAAAGGCTAAAGTAACAAATTGTCGGGGAAGAAAGAGGGTACCCGCCGGAAGCATTACAGCAGCACGAGAGGGTGTAAAGCTGGCAAAAGGCACCAAGCGAATCGCGATACCAAAAGTAGCTATTCTCATCACAATGAAACTCCAACAGGGACAAACTTCGCCGTGCAAAACCAGCCAGATTCCATTGACAAAACGAATCCATCGTGCTACCACGCTAACAGCGAACCGACGTAATGAGTCGTCCCACCATTGGGCTCTTACATCCATTATTTATGTAGGTTACAATTCGCGTTTACGGAAAGGGGGATTTACCTTGGTGTACATCACAGTGAAACAATCTCCAATCTACCATCAGATGACGCTGGAAGAGTTTCTGTTTCAAACGTTTCAGGGGCCGCCAGTCATCAATGAAAATATGACGAACACCAGAACATACGAATTTGAAAGCGCCAGTGCGCATTTCACAAAGAGTATTGACGTTGATGCACTTGTTTGGACGTTAGCGCGATTCAACCAGTCCACAGAAGAACTGAGAGAAAAGGAACGCATCTCGTTATACAACACCTTTTACATCCCCAAGAAGTCGGGAGGGCTTCGAAAAATCAATGCCCCCAATCCAGAGCTCATGAACGCGCTTCGACGTCTAAAGACAATTTTTGAAGAGGATTTTAAGGCATTGTATCACACGTCTGCGTTTGCGTATGTAAAGAAAAGGTGTACTGTCAACGCCGTGGAGCGGCACCAGCAGAACAACAGCAAATGGTTTGGCAAACTCGACCTCCATGATTTCTTCGGGAGCACCACGTTGGATTTCGTCATGGATATGTTCTCTATGATTTTCCCGTTCAGCGAAGTGGTGAAGACGGTAAATGGGAAAACCGAGCTGAGAAAGGCACTGGAGCTGGCGTTTTTAGATGGCGGTCTTCCGCAGGGGACGCCCATCTCACCGACCATCACAAACATCATGATGATTCCGGTGGATTTTAAGCTGTCCAATGCGCTGCGGAATTTTGATAACCAGAGATATGTATACACCAGATATGCGGATGACTTCATCATCTCTTCCAGATATGAGTTCGATGTTCACAAGGTCGAAGAACTCGTTGTGTTCACTCTGCAGAACTTCCATGCGCCGTTCTCGATTAACGCATCCAAAACAAGATACGGCTCATCCGCCGGCCGAAACTGGAATCTTGGCCTTATGCTGAACAAGGACAACGAAATTACCGTTGGTCACAAAAAGAAACGTCAATTCCAATCTATGCTGTATAACTATATTACAGATAAGAAAAAAGGGATTGAATGGAGCCGCGAGGATGTGCAGACAATGCAAGGACTCTACAGTTATTATCGCATGGTGGAAGAGAAGCCGATTGATGCAATCATAAAACACATCGACGACAAAATGGGTGTCGATGTAATCCGCATGATAAAAAAAGATTTGAGATAAACCCTTCGACGGTAGGAGGTTAAACCGTAACTACTAATTCATTTGCAATGTATAACATTCTATTTTGAATGTGCTTTGCGCCAAAGGCCGAAGTAACAACTTGATAGGGAAGAAGGGAAGGCGGACACGCGGGCCGCCCTGAAGGCGCCTGCTAACAAAGAGAATTTATTCTATGATTAGCTTCCGCCGCCATCATACATACCCATCAACCATTGTGCCACAACAACAGGAATACCAAAAGACTGCAAATAAAGCCAACTTAAACTTTTATTTTCAGCCTCAAGCCTGGTGCCCTGAGCTGCCAGCAGGGAGCTATTCCTATGCAGATTGCGAATGAGAAAGGATTATTATGATATTTGTTACAGGAGATACACATGCCAATTTGGATATTGGTAAACTGAGCACAAGAAGATTTCCAGAACAAAAGGAATTGACAAAAGAGGATTTTCTGATTGTGTGCGGTGATTTTGGGCTTGTGTGGGATGGTTCTGCCAGAGAGATATACTGGCAAGATTGGTTATCAGATAAGAACTTCACCACACTATGGATAGATGGTAACCATGAAAACTTTGACATCTTGTATGAGCTCCCACTAACAGAAAAGTTCGATGGCAAAGTCAGAGAAATCGCACCGGACATTTACCATCTGGACAGAGGACAAGTGCTGACCATTGACGACCAGAAAATCTTTGTTATGGGCGGCGCACGTTCTCATGACCGTGAGAATCGGATAGAACATATTTCCTGGTGGGAGCAAGAAATGCCAACGTCTGCGGAAATGGAACGCGCAATTGAGGCGTTGGACAAATGCGGATGGGAAGTCGATTATGTTATTACACATTGTGCTCCAAAAAGCGTACAGAAAATGGTGTGTAGTTGGTATGAAAACGACTCTCTTGTAAGCTTCTTGGAACGTGTTCGCACAGACCTGAAATTCAAACGCTGGTATTTTGGTCATTATCATATTGACCGTACATTTGGGGAGCAGTTTGAGGCGCTATACAATCGAATAATCCCAATGGAATAGGAAGGAGGGTTCCAAATGACACAAACGGAAAACGATGACCGATATGCTCGCTGCCTAAAAGAGCTGCGCTCTTTAATTCCTGATGACGAGTACCATGAGGTGATGTCTCAGGATATGTGTGAGTTGGATTCTGAATTCCTTGGATTTGTTGATGTGTATAAGAACTTGAGCAGGATAATTCCAAAGGGAAGTATTGTAATTGACTTTGGTTGTTATCTCGCGGCACAGAGCTATTTCTTCGCGAGACATAAAATGTATATCGGCGTTGATGTAGTGAGCATGCGGCGATTTACGCCACCAAATTCAGTACATTATACAATGAGCATCCAGAACTTCATTCAGATAGAGGTACCAAAATTGTTCGAGGAATATGACGAACTTAAACTCTGTGCTATCTGCTCCTATGTCCCAGATTTTCAGGCAACAGAGATGGTAAGGAAAACATTCCCCAATGTATTTTGCTATTATCCTTGTGGTGTGTAAGGCACGGAGAGATACCCAAGTTGGTGAAGGGGCAAGTTTGCTAAACTTGTAGGCCGGCAACGGCGCGTGGGTTCGAGACCCACTCTCTCCGCCATATGGGAGTGTGGTGTAATGGTAGCACAGCGGTCTCCAAAACCGTATGATGGAGGTTCAAATCCTTTCACTCCTGCCAGTTGCCGGGTAGCGCCCGGATGATGTGAGCGTGTGAGCAGGAACCCTCACAGAGAATGTCAATGCTTGCAGAAAAATGCAAATCCATCGTGAGATGAGAACTCCTGGCCAGTGGATTTGTGTGATAATCTAAGCGAGAACTGCTCCAAATGTGGCATTGGTGTTTAATGGTCAGCATATCGGTCTTCCAAACCGAGGGTGCCGGTTCGACTCCGGTATGCCACTCCACATACCCCTTTAGCTCAGTTGGTAGAGCAACGGATTTTTAATCCGTAGGTCATGGGTTCGAATCCCATAGGGGGTACCACTCTCATGGGGTGGGAAGTTGTGAATACCCCGCCACCAGAAAAATAGGTGGTTCACAGCCTCATGAGATACCACTGGCACCAAGGAAAGACTTGGCGGGAGTTAGCGCACTTGTGGAGAACCGATAAATAAAAGCGCACAATATGGGGATGTCGCCAAGCGGTAAGGCATCGGACTTTGACTCCGACAAGGGCTGGCTTTACCACCCGCTCGTAGGTTCAAATCCTACCATCCCTGCCAAATATGCTGGAATAGCTCAATTGGCAGAGCAGCGCCCTCGTACAGCGCAGGTTCCCGGTTCGACTCCGGGCTCCAGCTCCAAGTCCCTATTGGTCATGTTCACGTTTGTGCGGTTCAGCTCATTACTTTACTGCTATCTCTGTGAAAGACACAGCCGGGTGCACACGGTGTTCTTCGGACGTAGGGTTTGCCGCCGCGATGCGTCGTGGCGGCATCTATGTCGATGTAGCTCAGGAGGTAGAGCAGCCACGGAATGGTGTGTCGCTGGTTCAAGTCCAGTCATCGGCAGATGTCTTTGCTCCAAAGGCCACGGAGCTGACGCCTCGGAAAGACGAGGGCATGCGCTGGCATAGCTCAGTTGGTAGAGCGCCGGTTTTGTACTCCGGATGTCGCGGGTTCGAATCCTGTTGCCAGCTCCATCCCCATGAAAGGTAAGAGAGTCTACGGAACTTTCTTGCCGCCCAATGTATTGTGGTTCACATTGGGCTGGGGAGATACCGTCCTTTTCGTCTGCTGCCGTGTGCATATGCCGCTAAGCATAAAAAGGTGATGCTTTCGGTGAAGATGGTTCGATTCCATCAGGGGTATATGTGTGAGCGGCAAAGAACCGTGCCCTATCTGGGTGTAGCGCAGTTGGTAGCGCGCTTGCTTTGGGAGCAAGATGTTGGGAGTTCGAGCCTCCCCACCCAGACCATAATAAACCACAAAAGGAGGAAAGTAATATGCCAACTGGTTATACTGCTTTTATTGAAGATGGTGATATTACAACAGGTCGAGAATTCCTTCTATTATGTTCGCGTAATTTTGGAGTGGCCATTGATGTTAGAGATGAGCCTTTGTCTGTGCCAACTCCTACAAAGTTTGAGCCTGACCCATATTATAAGAAGTCATACGAGGATGCCATCAAAGAGTTTGAAGAGGCGAAGACGCTCACTTTCGACACGGCCAAACTGCGCATGCGGTCAGAGTATGAAAAGAAAATCAAACGTGCAAGAGAAATTGCTACTAAAATGACTGAGATGAATCAGCGATACCAAAAGGTTCTCCGTGAGGTGGAATCATGGATTCCTCCGACCGATGACCACATCGGAATCAAGAGATTTGCTCTGGAACAGATTGATATGTGCGTCAAACAGAACAATGATATGTTTGAATATTATCAAAAGATACTTAATGTTCCATTTGATGACAGCGATGAGGCTGTCCGGACGTATATGCAGGATAGCATTACTTCCTGTGAGGATGCGGCCAGACGAGCAAAAGAGAGATATGAAGAAGAAATCCAGCGAGCGAATAAAAAGACGGAGTTCATGCAGAGCTTTTTATCAAGTTTAGATAGCCTGGGAATTAGGAAATCCAAAATGGGCAACAAAATGTGAATACTAAGGAGGAGTTACCATGACCAGAAATGAATTTTTGGATACCGTAAATGATTGGTATGAGCTGATTGAATTCTGCAACGACGTGGGATGCAGCTATTGCGATGATGTTTACTCCGAAGAAAGTATGAACGATGATATCAATGAGCGCTTGACAGATTGGGCGCAGGAATGCACTTGGCAAGAGTTATATTCCAGACTGGATGACATCCCAAGCGGGTACGATTATTACAGGTGTAATGATTACGGTGACTGGGAAAGCCTTGATGATTCTGATTTTGACGACTATAAAGATGATGTGCTTGAGTGGATGGACAATAACGGATACTGGGATGAAGATGATGATGACTTCGAAGATGAGGATGTTTTTGATGAAGAAGAATCGACCGCTGAATGTGATGAGGAGTCGGTTGAAGATGAGGATTTTTCGGCAGCAGAATTGATTGGTATGTGCAGTGCAGCATTTGCTGTCATCCAGCAGGAAAGTTTGCAAAGAATCCAGAAGGAAGAGGAACGGTTCAACAACTTTGTCAACCTGAATATTCCGAAGGTTCTAAAGTAATCTGGTCATAACACGAAAGTGTTTTGATATGAGCTGCTCGTGGAGATTGGCTCTGCCTACATATACACTAAAGCAAAATGGCATAGCATCTTCTCGCCAATGGCAGAAGAACGAGTTTGGGTTCTACATTTTTATCCACGCAAATTGGACTGTATATTTTTGTTTTCAGCGAAAACAAAAAATCCAGCCAATTATGCTCGATAAAAATGACACTCTGTGTACACACCTCGGTTAGAGAGCAATAACCTCGGTGTGCAGACGGGCAGCTCAATAACTCTCTGTAGCGGGTGGTATTACATCATCCGCTCATTTATAATAATAGAAAGGGGCGAGTGGTATGAACATCTATGCAGAGCAGAATGGTGTTGTTGGGGATGGTGTACCCTTTGAGCGCATCCGCCGTATCACCGGATATTTAGTTGGAACACTCGACCGTTTTAATAATGCAAAACGTACTGAAGTACAAGACCGTGTGAAACATGATGTCCAGAAAGGCGTGGTGAAATGATAGAGCTGCAAGGAAAATTCGCAGCCGCAAAGGTATTTACGGATGTGGTTGACAATGAGTCTATCTCACAAGTTATCAATCTCCTGAACCAGCCCTACGTTTCGGAGAGTAAAGTTCGCATGATGCCTGATATCCATGCCGGCGCTGGGTGCACAATTGGAACCACCATGACTATTCGAGATAAGATATGCCCAAATCTGGTTGGCGTTGATATTGGATGCGGTATGGAAACTATCCGCATCAAGGAATCTTATATTGAGCCGCAGAAATTGGATAAGGTAATCCGCAATGGCATCCCGTCTGGTTTCGAGATTCGGCCTTCGCCTCACCGTTATGCGCAAGAAATTGACCTGTCTGAATTGCATTGTGCAAAAAATGTGAATGTGGATAGGGCGTATAACAGCATCGGAACTTTGGGCGGCGGCAATCATTTTATTGAGGCAAACAAAGATTCGGAAGGTAACATCTATATTGTTGTTCACTCCGGTAGCCGACACTTGGGCTTAGAGATTGCCAACTTCTATCAGGAGGCGGCTTATAAATCTCTAACCTCATATAGTAAAGAAGAAATTGAGGCGGTTATCGAGAGCCTGAAATCCGAGGGACGGCAAACGGAGATTCAAAGTGTGTTGAAAGATATGAAATCGAAAAAATCTCCCGTACCAAAGCCCTTGGCATACGTGGAAGGGGATTTGTTTAAGCAGTATATTCACGATATGAGAATTGCTCAGCGGTTCGCAGAGTTGAACCGTCAGGCCATGATGGATGTTATCGTCAAAGAAATGGGGTTCCATGTAGTAGAGCAGTTTACAACTATTCATAACTACATCGATACGGAGAACATGATTTTGCGAAAAGGTGCCGTATCTGCTCAGCGTGGAGAACGGCTTTTGATTCCAATTAACATGCGAGATGGCAGCCTACTGTGTACTGGCAAAGGCAACGAGGATTGGAATTTTTCTGCTCCTCATGGTGCTGGTCGCCTGATGAGCCGCAGCGCAGCGAAGGAAACATTCACAGTTTCAGAGTTTAAGAAACAGATGGAAGGAATCTATACCACATCTGTCGGACGCAGCACTTTGGATGAATGTCCGATGGCTTATAAGGGAATGGATGACATCGTAAACAATATTGAACCGACTGTTACAATCGATGCCGTTATCAAGCCGATATATAACTTTAAGGCGGGAGATGATTCTTGATGGCAATCCTTTTGATTATGGTGTATGTGTTTATTGGAGCGGCAATAGGCGCCACTTACTATTATCTCCAGCTTAAAGCGGACAAGTACGACAAAGATGTGTTCAACTCTGTGTGGGTTGGGCTGCTTTGGCCTGTCGTTGCGCCATTCGCATTTGCATTTTATTTCGCTAAGAAGATGAGCGAGAGGGAGTGAGTGTATGATTGTGTTTGTTCTGCACCGGTATTGGAATACTCCCGATAACGAGGGCGCAGATGTGGTTGGCGTATACCGTGACGTTGAAGGCGCAATTGATGATATGAAATCTGCCGCCCAAAAGGTCAAATCGTATTATCCAAAGGATTATTGGGAGCCAGATATGACGTGGGAGGATGATGCGGAAATCCATCTGGGCAGAGATTCCCATGCTCGATATGAACTGGCCACAATTTATTGTTGGACAATCTCCAGGATGGAAGTGAAATAGGGGGCGGCTGTATGTGGAACTCTATTGAAATGGTTCTTAAGCTGCAGCACGAGAACAGTGCGCTTAAAAAGCAGGAAGTTTTGCGGGAGTACAAGGATGACGAAACGTTCTGTAAGCTTCTGTACTATGCGCTGAACCCCATGCTGACCTATAAGATTTCTGAGGCCACATTGAGAAAGCTTGTGAAATATCGTTCAGATATTACGCTGACCTTATGCGATATCTTCGATGTGTGCAAAACGCTCTCCCAGCGCAAGGCTCTGGACGATGCAACAGTTTATCAAGTGTGCGCCTTTTTGCAGCTTTGTGAACCGAGAGAGGCAGAGTTTTATACAAAGCTGCTCGCCAAGACACTACGGCTTGGTGTGACAGCTAAGACCGTCAACAAGATTATCCCAGGACTCATTCCAGAATGGGAAGTGCAGCAGTCCTATCCTATTGAAAAGTACCCCATCAAGTCTGGAACATGGTTTTCGCTGACGCAAAAACTGAACGGCGTGCGAGCTACCTATTATAAAGGTAAGCTGTACGCAAGGAGCGGTGTCCCATTTGAGGGGCTTGAGCATATCACCAAGGAGTTTGCTTGGGACAAGGAAAACAGTTTCGTTTTTGATGGAGAACTGTTGTTGAATGATAAGGGCAGTATGAGCGACAATGAGGCGTTCCGCACTGCAACTGGAATCATCAATTCAGATGGTGATAAAACACGCATTTGCTACACGATTTTTGACCTCCTGTCCACACCAGACTTTGAACGAGGGCAGAGCACAGGAACTTATCGGGAACGCCGGCCGGCGCTTGATGCAACTCAGATGACACTGTCTAAAGATGGGCCGGTCAAAATTTTACCTGTGCTGTACAGCGGAACTGACCAGTCCAAAATTACAGAGTTGTTAGAGCAGATGGTACGGGAGGATAAGGAGGGGCTGATAGTCAATCTTGATGTCCCATATAAATGTAAGCGGCACAATGGAATCCTGAAAGTAAAGCGGTTCTACACAATGGACTTACCCATCATCGGGTGTGAAGAGGGGACAGGACGACTTGCTGGCACATTGGGTGCGTTTGTCCTCGATTACAAAGGAAACGAAGTCCGTGTTGGTTCCGGGTTTACCGATGACCAGAGGACTCTATTCTGGAAACAGCGGGATTCTTTGGCCGGCGTGTTGTGTGAAGTGAAGTACAAAGAAATATCGAATGATAAGAACACCGGAGCAGATTCTCTGCAATTCCCGGTGTTCATTTCTTTGCGTACAGATAAGACAGATGTGAGCTATGGATAGGAGGTTATCCGGTGGTAAACCTTGATGTTTTGGCGCCCGGTGTAAAAGTAAAAATTGTTGATGAATGGGAAGCTGGGTGCGGCCAAAATGTAGATGGCCTGATGGATAAGTACCTCGGGAAGATTGTCACTATTTTAGATGTTGATGTAGATGAAGATATGGCCACTATTGAAGAGGACAGTGGAGATTGCCGCTTCCGTGTCGGTGGGCATTGGGCTTGGAATTCTTACTGTTTCGACTACATTGTAGATTCTAACGAGCCGGATTTTGAACCCTCATCAGAAAGCGAAATCTTATCTTTCATTTTTAAGGAATAAACCCCAGCGAGTTTTCGGAGGTGATGCTGTGAAGAAAAAGAGCAAGCCGCAATTCTCACCATATATCAGTGAGTTTTGCAGGATAATGGAGGACGCTCAGAAGGATTATGCGTGGAACTATGACGAGGTCAATCGAATGGACAGGCTCACACAGGACTACCTCCACAAATTAGAACTGGACAACCTCGATTATAAGGAGCGGGCAAAAGTGGCCACGCAGCTTGCACACTGCCGGCAGCAGCGCCGTGAGTGTAAAGATACCGTTGAGGTTTTGGAACCGTTGGTTCAATTTTTAGAGAGCGACAAAGGCAAAAACCTTTTGAACTTAATGCGCGAGGCGCTTGGGAAAACAAGAAAGGTTGAAGAGCGTCTGGAAACCCGCACCTATGTACCACGAGTTTTGCCACAGGAGGATGAGGCATAACTTGAAAAAATTACATACAAGGAGCGTATTGAATGATTGCACTGATTATTATCGGCCTTCTCATTATCATCTTTAGTTTTACGATTCTGACGGTTGCCGGGCGGCACTACGTCAAGAATGGGGACAGCTATGAGCAGAAACGCGGAGCCTTTATGAAGAAACTCCGCTGGATGATTTCTGTTCCTGTCGCCGTTATCATGGCGGTTGTCCTGCTGGTTTCCGGCATCCGGATTATCGACTCTACGGAGGTTGGTGTAGTCCGTACATGGGGACAAATTAACCGAGAGATTGATGCAGGATTCAATCTCATCAATCCAGTCAGTGAATCTGTACAAAAGTATGACCTGCGCGTTCATGTGCGTCAGGCATCCTTCGCTTCCTACACAAAGGATGCGCAGCCATTGACTGCTGCCGTTGAGTATCAGTATGCACTTGACCCGGTTCATGTCATGGATGTGGCACGGGAATATGGGTCTTATGAAATCCTTGAGACAAAACTGGATAATGTAGTTCAGGAGAAAGCTAAGGTCGTATTTGCGAAGTACAGTGCGATGACATTGCTGGAGAACCGTTCCACACTGTCCAATGAGGTTGCGGAAGAGGTGAAGACATTAGAGGAACTTTATCATGTGAACTTCACGTCCGTCATTGTGCAGGACATTGATTTCTCTGATGCTTTTGAGGCATCTGTCGAGGCAAAGATGACCGCTGAGCAAGACGCTCTGCGTGCAGAACAGGAAAAGAAAACCGCTGTTGTGAAAGCAGAGCAAGAAAAAGAGGTTGCTGCTATTGAGGCAGAGGCCGCTATCGCTCAGGCTCAAGGTGAGGCAGAGGCCATGCGAATTACTCGTGAGGCACTTCAGAATATGCCTGAAGCATACATTCAGCAAATGTGGATTGAGAAGTGGAATGGAGAACTGCCGACAGTGTCCGGCTCAGATATGGGAACCATTATGAATATCGATGGTTTAATGGAATAACAGATAAATCCGACAGAACAATACCGTAGCTTGCCTATGTCGCTTTGACTGTCGGGTTGTAAAACAGCGGCTGTGCGTTTGTAATTGTTTCCTTACAAACGGCATGGCCGCTTTATTTGTAATGTTATGTTTTGAGGTGATGAAAATGCGGATAAGCAGTTGCCAGTATAACAGTATGGTTGAATGCACAGGATGCGATAGTTGTAAAACCTGTGGCTGGAACCCTGCTGTAAAGGCCGAAAGAGTCGCAAAGATTTTGAAACAGCGCAAGGAGGTTGAAAGATGCGTAAATTAGCTTCAATCAGAGAGATTTCAGCCATTCATCCCATCCCAGGCGCTGACCGTATTGAGGTAGCGCAGGTGGACGGGTGGGAGTGTGTTGTCCAGAAGGGCGAGTTTCAAGTCGGCCAGCACATTGTTTATGTTGAGGTGGACTCAATTGTTCCAGATGTACCGGAATTTGAGTTTCTGCGCCCTCGCAAGTTCAGGGTCAGAACTATCAAGCTCCGTGGTCAGGTAAGCCAAGGTCTTGTGTTGCCGCTGTCGATTCTTCCGGATGGAGCGCCATGTGATTTGGGCGATGATGTTACTGAAGTGTTACACATCACCAAGTATGACCCAGAGGCACAGCAGGAGGCCATGCTGACAAAGCAGCCAAAGCAGCCGACGAATCCAATTGTTAAGTATCTGATGCGTTTCCAGTGGTTCCGTAAGCTATTCGCAAAGCCAAAGCGTAAGGGCGGGTTCCCGGACTGGATTGTTAAGACGGACGAAACCAGAATTCAGAATCTCCCCGTGCTCTTTGAAACGGAGCGTGATAAGGGGACGAAGTTCTCTGTTACGGAGAAGATGGACGGTCAATCTGCTACATACTTCCTGCATCGCCTATCCAAGCGCAAGTTCGAGTTTGGCGTGTGCAGCCGCAACATTCGGCTTGGTGAGCCGGACAACAGTTCGTATTGGATGGTTGCTAAGAAGTATGATATCGAGAACGTTCTCAAGAGCATCATCGGCGTGCACCAAACTGTCGTTTTACAAGGAGAAATCTGCGGTAATCAAATTCAAGGGAACAAGTATCACATCGGTGGTTATGAGCTTTTTGCATTCAACCTGATTTTCCCTGACCACAAATGCAATACTCATGAAATTGCCGATATCCTGTCCCCATTTGGAATCAAAACCGTCCCAATCCTTGAAGATGGTAAGGTTCTCCCGCAAACTATCGCCGAATTGGTCGAGTATTCCAAAGGTAAATCGACAGTTCGGAAGGAGCAAAAGCGGGAAGGAGTGGTCATGCGAAATATGGAGAGGAACATTAGTTTCAAAGTTATTAACCCGGATTTCCTGTTAGCAGAGAAGGATTGATGTTATGGGTAAAGCAGACGATTTAACAGGCAGAGTCTTTAACAACGGTATGATTACCGTTCTCCGACGTGCAAATAGCAACAGTAGAAAATCGCGGTGGCTATGTTTATGTGGTTGTGGAAATACATTTACGGCGTATGGATTTAATTTGAAGTCCGGAAAAACGAAGTCTTGTGGGTGTATGGGCAAATCGGAGCTTGGTGAAGGGCAGATGAGGCGTCCGTCAATCAGTTTGTACAGACTGAAGAAGGACGATGACGACCCATATCGAAACCTTGCTAATGCCATTGTCGCAGTAGCAGCGGACGATTATCGAAATGCGCTCCAAAATGATGATGACGATTTAGTCAAGAGCTTGGAACGTTTCTTTTACTCTGACTGGTATAGGCTGCTTACAAACTTGAACCCAAACATTCTACTGGAACTACTTCACAAAGAAAACGGTGGGAACCTATCCATCGTTTACATCTAATTCGCCATACGAAAATCGATAGGGAGGAACTGACATGAACTTAAAAGAATCATTCAGATATCAGAATTTTCTGGAGAACATGCTGGCTTATGCTGGCAACAGTCTCACAGACAGAGAACATAGCCTGACAATTACAAAGAATCATCTTCGTAAGAAGGCGAATGCAGAAGCCGAAGACATGATGGAGACTGTTGATGTAGGAGAGTTTTTCAAGAATGATGATGTACTAAAGTTTATGACCATGCTGGTCGAGGAGCGCAGCAAGCTGACAAATGCCATCGGCAAGGCGAAAGCGTCAATTGGGTTTGACCTGGATGCCGCCATTGAAACAAATAAGTTTCGTCAGACTGTTGCAAATCGGGTAAAAACGATGCTGCGGTTTACTGCATCCAAGAGAACAGAACGGGGAACCGATTATAAGTTCAATGTGGAGGGAAATCAGACCCAGTATTACTACGATATCGAAGTAGAAGCCAATGAAGCATTTGACCGCAGTGTTGCAAAAGACACCATGCGGAAACTGATTCTCGAAGCGGACAAAGTTTCTGCAGAAATTGACTCCGCAATGATTAACGCGATGGTGGAATACGATGCACCGTTCAATGTGAATGACTCTTTTGAGGACGTCATGACAGACTTTTTAGCGAAGGAATAAATCCAATGGAGCCGCTCGTTCGGCTCCCTGTTTTGGGCAGAAATGAACTGATATGATTTTGAGGTGGCGTTCGACAGAACGTATCTGTCCACGGCAGCGATGTCGTGTGCCTTCGAGTAACCTTAACATGATGACTTCGGTCAAATGTGGTACTTAAATATAGAATCAAGTAATTCTAAGCCATTCCGTGTTTTTGGGATGTGAAGAAAGTTTAAGGACACAAAGCACCTCATCTATCAAAACTCGTAAGCACGCTTTTGCATCAATGCAACACTACAAAAATCAATTCATCAGTTGCAGCGAACAATCATCGTGAGTTTATCACCAGCCGTCAGTGTCGCTGCACTTCTTCGGGTTATCAAATAACCTCCATTATATAATTTTGAAACAGTTTACACGTATGTGTAATGCACAGTAAATTCCAGTTCAAAATTGTTGATGTGATTTTCTGTCCAAACCAGAGAGCCGAACAAAATGAACACCGGGGAGGTGGTTGCTTGCCCGTAAGCATTAGCAAAGGAAACGCCAAGATGGGCGCAATTCAGAGTGTGTCACTCCCGTCTGGAGTCACATGCAGAGTATGTGAGTGCAACAAGAAGTGTTACGCCAGACGTTTGGAGAGAAGACGAAAGAGTGTAAGAGAAGCGTATCGCAACAACCTTGAGATACTGACAACCGAATCGGACACTTATTGGCGGGAGGTCGAGGCAGCAATTATGCTGTCACGATACTTCCGCTTTCATGTTTCCGGTGATATTCCTGACGCCACTTATCTTTGGCGCATGGTTGAAGTGGCGAGAAGGAACCCGCACTGCGAAATTCTATGTTTCACAAAGAAGTATGAGTTAGTGAACGACCTGCTCAGAAATGCTGTCCAGTTGCCGAGTAATTTACATATGGTTTTCAGTGCATGGAGAGGGTTGAATATGGGAAATCCATTTAACTTACCAGAAGCGCATGTCCGCTACCGTGATGGAACCACAACAGCACGTGAAGATGCCAAGGAATGCGGTGGAAACTGTGTTGACTGTGCCATTGTGGATGATGGCTGCTGGTCTTTAAAGGCGGGCGAACAGGTTGTTTTCAATGAGCATTAAAACTGGAGACAAACAATGAAGGATTATATTATTGCTAAAATCCAACCCAAAGATGGCGTTCTGAAAGGTGTTCATGAAGAGATGATTGGCCGTCCTGCCTACATCGTTGAGCTTGAAATAGGATACCCAGGCGTCTTAAAAGTTCTGCCTGAGTACGACAATAGGTACCACACAATCAGAACCACTAACATCCTAACATTTACCTCTTTAGATGGAGAGCCGGACGTTGTGGAAATCGAAACAAGGAACACGAAATATATGTTATGTGCGAAATAAGGTGGTGACAGCATGGAAGAGCAGATTGTTCGGCTGGAATCTGGACTGATGAACTGCGAATACAAGATTGATGAGTTACGCTCTGAACTGTGCAGTATGATTAACGAACTATCAGAAGACCTAAGAGGAAGGATATCAACGAATGGTTCCAGAATATCTTCGCTGGAGGAAATTGTAGATGCGGCAATTATAACTGCAGTCCATGAACTGATTGATTACCTTCGCCACGATGACATTCAAGCATTAGATGAAGCCGAGTTTGCCGGCAAAGTAAAAGAACTTATATTCGAGGCAAGGGATTCCTTCCCATTCTAAGGAGGAACTTATGTCAAAAAAGTTTTATATCGCCGACTGGCATTACGGACATGCGAACATTATGGCTTATGATAATCGCCCATTCACAAGGGTAGATGACATGAACAAGGCTTTGGTAGAACGATGGAACCGTGTTGTGTCCCCTGGCGATATCGTATATGTATTGGGTGATATGTTTTGGGTTCCGTTTGCCGAGTCGATGCCTGTGCTCGACAGTCTGTATGGGCAAAAGTTTTTGATAAAAGGTAACCATGACCGTTGTAACGATGGACGATTTCTAAAAAAATTTGTAAAGGTAATTGAGTACATGGAGGTTGACGACGCGGATAGGAAGGTGGTCTTGTGCCACTATCCAATCCCGTGCTTTAAGAATCATTTTTACGGATGGTATCACCTCTATGGGCATGTGCACAATTCGTTCGAGTTCCACATGATGGAGCATGACAAGATGCTCATGCAAGAGTTATATGGGCATCCATGTCAGATGTACAACGTGGGCGCCATGATGCCTTGGATGGACTATACACCAAGGACATTGGATGAAATCGTTGTTGCTGTGTCCCGTTAAGTGAAATCAGGTATCCAGTATACATACTTTCGCAGGAGTGATTAGCTCGTGATTTATGAACCTGTTGACAAAAAAGAGCCGTGAAAAACGCATGTGGCACAGTTACTTTTGGGGTGCTTGATGCCGTGTAGTAATGCATCTCTATAAGAAAAAATGAGGACGGTGATTCCAATGATTTATCTTGATTCTGCGGCGACCACAAGAATTGCGCCGGAGGTTCTCAACGCAATGATGCCGTACCTGACGGACGAATATGGGAATGCCGGTACGCTGTACCAGCTTGGAAAGTCTGCTGCCGCCGCAGTTCAACACGCCAGAGAGCAGACAGCAGGTTTATTTAATTGTACGCCGGAGCATGTAATTTTTACATCCGGTGGAAGTGAAAGCAACAACACAGTGTTTCAAGGGCTTCGACACAAGCTGTACGAGATTGGCAAGAAGCACATTGTTGTTTCAGCAATTGAGCATGACTCCGTTCTTCGGGCTGCAGAAATGTTGACCAAAGACGAGTTTTATATCACTTATGTTCGGCCAAACGAGAAAGGCGTAGTTACAGCAGACGCTGTTGAGGCTGCAATCCGGGAAGATACTGGGCTGGTTTCCGTGATGTATGTAAACAATGAGACCGGTGCGGTCAACAATATCCATGCAATCGGGCAGATTTGCAAAATCCATTCCGCTCTTTTTCATACCGACTGCGTGCAGGCCGCAGGGCAGTTTCCGATTGATGTTGATGCGGACTATATAGATTTCGCATCCGTATCATCTCATAAGCTGTACGGCCCCAAGGGTGTCGGTGCTTTGTATGTGAGAGATAGGAATTTTTCTCCCCTCATTTCCGGTGGGGCAGAACAGGAATTCGGATTACGCGGCGGCACCGAAAACGTGTATGGCATTGTAGGATTCGGAAAAGCATGTGAGCTGGCAAAAGAAAACCTCAGAGAAAACAACATCCAGCTTTCTATTCTAAAGCAGAAATTCTATACGCAGCTTATGAACGAGCTGCAGGAGCTTGGTATCGGACGCGAATCTGTTCGTGTTAACGGCAGGCCGGTTATTGAGAGTGGGAAGACATTGAATCTATGTTTCAGCGGTGTTGATGCAGAGACAATGTTGCTGATGTTAAACACAAAGGGTGTTTATGTTTCTGCCGGCTCCGCCTGCAGCAGCCATGAGGCAAAGCCGAGCCATGTGCTTCTTGCGATAGGGCTTACGCCGGAAGAGGCAAGAAGTTCTCTGCGGTTTTCTTTTTCAAAATATAATACAGATAACGAAATGGAATGTGCGGCGCAGATTATTGCGTCGTGCATTTTTGCATTACAGCGAATTGCAAGGGAGGTTCCTGATGAAAACATGGAGGATTCCAGTGACTTGGGAGATGTGCGGTGAAGTTATCACAGAGGCTCCCACTTTGGAAGACGCAATGATTTATGCCCGTGATGATAACGGTATTTTGCCGTTACCGGATGACCGCGAATATGTGGACGGAAGCTGGCGCCTTTCCTATGACATGTCTGAGATTGAAGAAGTCAGGGAGTGCTGGAATGGCGGTCAAAAGGATTGATAAGAAAAATAAATACCGCCCGGTTGAGATAACATACCACGGCTGTGAGTGGCGGTCGGACTACCAAGGTCGTATCCGATATAGACGGATACGGGGCGTAAAAGAAAAGGCGGTTAAATAGCGTTGTACTATTGATGGCGTGCTGAAACTGCGCACAGGCCATAGCTGCACACAGATGGTAACGGCTCAGTTCTCTGCGGAGGCTGGGACAGGTGCAACGGGTGTATGTATCGGTACACCGAAATACCTTGGTAGACTAAGACGGGAAACACTAATCCCCCTGCTCCCCAATAGAAAGGCTGAAAAGAGCACGGATACACTGGACGAAAGCGTAAATACTCGTAGCTAAGTCTGTGTTTGAATGGTAGTTCTGCGTAAAGGCAAGAGGCGAGGCTGGGAGTGGAGTCACTCATACAACATAAAAAGGGGTGCATATATGACAATTAAGGAAATCGAGGCGGAAATTCAGCGTCTACAAAATCTGCGTGATGAATTGAGCAAGCAAGAGATTACCGAGTTTAAGGAACATGCGCGGGATAACGTAGGCCGGTGCTTTATTGTGAACGGTAGATACGTGAAAGTTATCGGTATCCCGCAGGAACAATGGCAGTTGTCTGGCCGGCCGATTTTTAATCAGTACCAGTATCCAGCACTGTATCTTGGATACGATGAAGAGAATAACGTGATTCCGTTCTACTATGATACACTGTTTTCAGGCATCTGGGGAGATGGCCATGACCTGTTAAACAAAGAGGTTCAGGAGATTTCAAACGCTGAGTTTATGGAAGCATTCGAACAGAGGTTGCAAGAGTTCAAACAGCGAATAGACAAAGCGAACGGAGAGTGAACGACAATGACGGAGTATCAAAAATATCAGCTCCAATGGATGATTAACCACGGATATTCCTTAGATGATTTGATTCAGGAACTCGCAAACATGCAGTACGATGACCCGGAGGATAGCGATAGAATCTCCACTCCAATTTCAGAACTCTATGACGAGTGGATAATGGACGTTGGATTCGGTTCTGAAATCTGGGTTTGTGAAGATGAATGGAAACAATGTGAAGCGGTTGATAAATATGCTTGTCCTCATTGTGGGAGAAAAATTGATGACGAGATTGACACTTCATTCGCTGACAATGATGGATATGGGACGCTCAAGGTGTATATGACATGCCCATATTGCGGAGCAGACATCACAGCAGAGTATAGTGGAAGCGGGTATGATTTCGTGGGGTTCTCAATTTAACCAAAAGTTTAGCTAAGGGGGAAACCTAATGAGCCACTGGACATATATTTCTGGCATTGTTGAGGTGTGTCCAATTGGAAATACACAACCTCAAAAGCGTTATATTTTGGATACAGTTTTAGAGCATCTGCCTGTCGTGAGCGGTTCGGAGGGCAATATGAAAGTCCACGTAGTCCAGCAGTATGGACATGACAGTGCTTCGAGTTGCAATGAGTTTGATGAACCGTTGTGGCCACGGCGTGATGCTGACAACAACGGGTGGCTGGAAACACAGAGTCGTTACACACTGGTTCTTGAGGCAAGTCTGAGAGATAGAGAGTTTGATGAAACAAAACGAGAGCTAAACAAATGGTTGAACAGGCTTGCGAAACGAATATATGTTACAGATATTCTTGTGAAACTGAGTGATAGGCGCAGGACATTGGTGCTGGACAACCCTGAGCCGTATTCAGATATGACCGAACCTTTCTCATGGAATCCGGAAAGCGATGGAGAACCGGCGTGGGTTGAGTATTTGCTTTGGGATGCTGCAAAGGACTCACGTTATCCAATGAAGTTGATGTATAAGTACTATGATGACCCAGAGAACGACCGAGAAGTAGAACGGAGAATGGCGTATGAAATGTAAGGTCTGCAATGGTACAGGTTTTGTCGGCATCGGCCCCGGTATCCGTGGAATTAAAAAGTGTGATGTTTGCAATGGAGAAGGTGAAGTAAATGCGCCTGAACGCATTCCAAACGATGCGTGTCCAACATGCGGAACGCTATTTCCGACAGATGACAGGGCAGATTATATCCCGGTAGAAGAGATACATTTTTGTTATTACTGCGGTGCGAGGGTAAGATGACTACATTAGCCACAGGGAGGTGAGCCCATGAAAATCTATGAAAGAGAGCTACCCCAGAAACAATATCACTGGGCAACATCTGGATATTTTCATGTTCCGCGAAACCACAAACCCAGTCCGGGAGACCGTTACATAGGGAGATGGGCAACATGGCTAATTGACCAAGTGAGGTACGACAAAGGTGAATTGCTGCTCTACTGCACAAAAACCTGGAACGATAAAATGGAAACGAACGAGCGTTATATCGCTTGTAAGAAAGGTTAATGTGGCATTGGCATCGAACAATGACGGCGAACTTCTTCGGTTTATGGCCAGCGAATAGAAGAATAATTTGGTAGTAAAGGCGATGTGATTATGACTTATAAAGAGGCTGCAGATAGAATCGAAGAACATATGCGCATTCATTACAACAACGAATATCCATATGCCATCAAGATTACCGAAGCACTGGAACTTGCGGTTAATGTGTTACAAAAACTTGCATTGACAGAAGAGTGTGTAATCAAAAAAGGGACGCCTGTTTGGTACGTTGATTTTGAAAGTGGACACATTGAACGCGGGGTCGTTTTCAGTGTACAGTATAAAGACCAGAAAGTAGATAGCTTTTCTGTGGACTTTGAAGAAACGGGTGATTTTGATGAGTTTTACGGAGACGCGATAGGGCACTGCTTTTTCTTGAGCGAAGAGATGGCTAAAGCAGAATTAGTGCGTGGTATAAAAGATTAGTTTGGTGGTGGTGAAATGCCAAAATATAAAATCGGTATCACGGAGGCTGGAGACGCTGGCCTTGACTTATCATGGGCAAATAAATTGGATACGGTTGATGGCGCGATTGTAATTACGAAGTGCATCACTCCAGATTTTTATGAAGTAGCCCTTGCGAACAAGGATAAGTTAATCATTCATGCAACGATTACAGGGTATGGTCATTCTATTTTGGAGCCAAATGTACCGCCTCAATATGAAGAGTTTAATGCGATTATGGCCTTAGTAAAGGGCGGATTTCCAAAAGAAAAGGTGGTTATCCGAGTAGACCCAATAATTCCAACCCCAAAAGGAATCGATACAGCGAGAAAAATTATTAAGTCGTTTATGGATGTCGGTTTTTCAAGATATCGTGTAAGTATTATTGATATGTATCCCCATGTAAGGGAGCGATTCAAGGAGACTGGTCTTCCGTTACCGTATGGAGAATATGGTTTTTCTCCAAATGCAGAGCAGGTCTATGAGGTTGACAAAATGCTTTGTGAGTTGTCTATATACTGGTCATCTCTTGGAGATAAGGCAGGCTCTTGTGGGATGCTTATGATAGAAAGTTGTGCAGAGCCTGGGTTAACAAATGCAGCTCAATGCGGATGTATCTCGCTATACGACTTAAACCTGCTTGGCTTGCATGATGAGGCCACCCCGGACAATTGTGGTTTCCAGAGAAAGAATTGCTTGTGTTACTCCGGTAAAACCGAGCTGCTTGAACACAAGAAGCGGTGTGGTCATCAATGTCTATACTGCTATTGGAGATAAAACAGAACTTTGGTGGTTAAAATGGGAGAAAAATTCCAGTCATTAGGGTTAGACCCTCTTGTCATTCCGATGGTTGATTATTTTAACAAATCTGGATTGAAGACATGTATGTCCTGCCAGGGACACAACAAAACCTATATGTCTATGTTTTGGGTACAGTTTGATAAGTCGGTGATTGAAGATGACATCTTGAATTTTATGAAAGGTCACCTAAGCGCACAAGGGACATTTATCTCATGTGGCCGCTTTGCCAAGCGCGTTATAGGGTTCTACAATGTTAGAACAACAGAATGGAGCAAAGAGGAGTGTTGGTGCTATTTTGCGGCAACACGGGAGGCTGCAGATGCCGATTTGCAGAGATGGTCATGCGATAACAACCCCTTTGACGGGATAGACGGGGAGCGTTACCAGGCGTATCGAACAGAGTTAAAACGGCTTGGAAAGATATAAGGTGGTGTAGAAAAATGATTAAAACGGAAAGCGTTAATCGTGCGCAAGAATCTATCAAAGTCTTGAGTGCTATGCTGTCCACACACCAATGGGAGCCGGTTCGTAGAGAGCTTGAGTTTGCAATCAATGAATTGAAAAAGTGTATCCCAGCAAAGCCGGTCAGAGCAAGCTGGGCTCCAAACCGTTGCCCTAACTGCGACGCAGACCTTGGCGGAGACTGCAACGACGGATACTACCAAAACCCATATTACGAATTTTGTCCAGAGTGCAGGCAGATTTTAGATTATGGTGGTGATGAATATGTATGATGACTATGACCGCTGCTATGAGTGTAGCGCATATGGAGACGACTACTACATAGATGATAACGGCGAGTTAGTTTGCTATTGCCCAGAATGCCAGGGTCTGTTTGATGACGAATGGTATGATGACGAATGGGATTGATAGTGATATGCCAAAATACGATATAAACAAGCTGAGGTCTGCCGGCCTTAGATATCTTGCTGTCGATAAAGATGGGCAAGCGTGGGCGTTTGAAACAATCCCGCAAAGGGCGTATGGGTGCCATTGGATTTTGAGCGACGAGTTTCTACGCTCAAAAGAAAATGGAAACGAGCACTGGTCAAGAGTTCTTCATTGGAACTTGAAGGGTAGGAGAATATGTATGCCCGTATCTGACCTCCCAATTGATTTGAAATGGGAAGACGAACCGTATGATATTTTGGAAAATGGTCTTGTAAGAAAAGAAGATTTCAAAATATGGCCAGATTTTAGAAAATGTTAGATAGGTGGTGAACCGAAATGACAACCGACCAGATTAGAGAGATGATTGCTGGCGACAAATACAATTTTCTGCGCGAGAATATCCACTTGAATGGCCGCATAATTTTCTTGACTTTGGGCGGCAGCTATTCATATGGCACCAATGTCGAGACATCAGATGTTGATGTTCGTGGTTGCGCATTGAACAGCCGGTCTGACCTTCTTGGTTTAACAAACTTTGAGCAAGTAGTCAACACAGAAACAGACACAACAGTTTACAGCTTTAATAAGCTGATTAGCTTATTGCTAAGCTGCAACCCAAATACGATTGAAATGCTTGGGTGTAAGCCTGAGCATTACTTTTTAATCACGGATATTGGGAGAGAGATGGTCGATAACAGAAAAATGTTTCTGTCAAGACGAGCAGTTCATTCCTTCGGCGGCTATGCGAATCAGCAGCTCCGCAGACTGGAGAGCGCTATAGCAAGAGATAAATTGTCTCAGGGGCGCAAGGAAGAGCACATCCTTAAATCCATGCAAAGTGCAGTCAAGTCTTTTGAAGGAAGATATACCTCGTTTAAGAATGGGAGCATGATTCTTTACACCGCAGACAGCGACAGAGATGACCTTGACAAAGAAATCTTTGCCGATATCCATATAGATAAGTATCCGGTTCGCGAGTTCAATAGCGTTATGAACGACCTAACAAACATTATCGGGACTTATGAAAAGCTCAACCATCGCAATCATAAGAAAGATGATAATCATCTGAACAAACACGCAATGCATCTCATACGATTGTACCTGATGTGTCTTGATATCCTCGAAAAGGAAGACATCATAACCTATCGGGAAGAAGACCACGACCTTTTGATGGGCATCCGAGCGGGTGAATACCAAAAGGAAGATGGTACGTATTTGCCTGAGTTTTTTGAAATGGTAAACGACCTTGAGAAACGACTTGCATATGCGAAAGAGAACACGTCTCTTCCAAGCAATCCTAATATGAAAAAGGTAGAGGAGTTTGTAATGAGCGTAAACAGGAGGGCAATCGATGAATAAAATCGCAATGCCACTGGGCGCAAGAACTATTGTACAAGGACTTCGATATGCAAACTATGACGCCTACGTAGTAGGAGGGTGTGTAAGAGACAGCCTGCTCGGTCTGGAACCAAAGGATTGGGATATCTGTACATCTGCTACTCCAGAAGAAATAAAAGAATACTTTTCCCGTTGCAGCGTAAGAACCATAGACACCGGTCTAAAACATGGAACCATTACAGTAGACATGGAGCGGAGCGGGAAATTTGAAGTCACGACATTCCGCATCGACAACCACTACTCAGATGGGCGGCATCCAGATAGTGTGGATTTCACGGAGAGCATATACCTTGATTTGGCGCGGAGGGATTTTACAATCAATGCAATGGCGTTCAATCAGGCCGGTCTGATAGACCCATATCACGGGAGAGTAGATTTGGAAAACAAAGTCATTCGATGCGTAGGAAATCCGGATGACAGATTCAACGAGGATGCGCTCCGTATTTTGCGTGCTTTACGATTTGCGTCTACATATGGATTTCAGATAGAGGACAAAACAAAAGAATCAATCCATAGAAATAAAAATAACCTGAACAATATCTCAGCGGAGAGAATCCAATCTGAACTCTGCAAAATGCTTTTCGGGAAAGGGATACTCGAAGTTCTTCTGGAGTTTAGCGATGTAATCACTACAGTCATACCGGAGCTCAAACCGTGCATCGGATTCCAGCAAAACAATCCATACCATCAGTATGAGGTTTACGAGCATATAGCTCACGCCGTAGCAAATTATACCGGTTCTGATATCTCAGTAAAGGTAGCGCTGCTATTACATGATATCGGGAAGCCGTATTGTTACACAGAGGACGAAAAGGGTGGGCACTTTCACGGCCACGCTGTGCCAAGCAAAGACATTTCAGAGGAAGTGTTAAATCGACTTCGTTTTGACAACAAAACAAAAGGCGAGGTTTTAGACCTCGTCTTATATCACGATTCTCTTATAGAGCCAACGGCCAAAACGGTAAAGAGATGGCTCAACAAAATCGGGGAGCACAGACTTTCTCAGTTAATTGATGTTAGACTGGCAGATATATATGCCCATGCAGAAGGAACGCAGGAGTCTCGCATCAAGCGGTGCAACGACATCAAGGCTATTATGGAAGAAGTAATAAAGCAGGAACAATGTTTCTCCATTAAAGACCTTGCTATCAATGGGAAAGATATCATGTCATTCGGAGTTCCAGAAGGGAAGATAGTTGGAGATACACTGCAATTTATTCTTAACATGGTTATTTCGGGCGACATTGAAAACACAATCGAAGCGCAAATGGAAGAGGTTAAAAAATACTTGGACGGGAAAGGCGTGTTGGTATGATAACAGAGGATATGGTTCGGTCTGGTATTCGAGAACACCTGATTACGTTTATAGTTGACCCCAATATGGGTAGTGGAACGGTGTGCAGCATAGGGGATAGCTGGTTTTACTTTGGTGGCCAGGAGGCAGAAGATGCGGCGCCGGAAGAGTATCTTGCAAACACTCCATTGGACGACCTTGTCAGAGAAGTATATGAGGTTTTGGAAGAGTTTGATAAGGACGACGACTTCAGAGACGAATATGCGTACTACGAGGCCGTGCTAACATACTGGAACAAATACACCGAAGGCAATAAGGTACGATTGATATTTTAACTCACAGCCTTCTGAACCGTTGAGGTTTAATTCAGCGGTATCCCATACCGGTTGCCCTGAAGATTTGCTGTTTACATATAATTAAGTCCAGCAGCTTTTCGCCAAAGGCAAAAGTGAGAGTTCGGTTCTATTGTTCCGAGTCCGGCAACCCGCTTCGCGGGTGAGAGATTTTTGACTCGCATCGCATTGCAAGCAATGCTCGCGAGTCTTGCCGGCCTTCGGAACAAACACCTAATGCACATCGGCTACACTCAATATACTGCCGATGCGGAGGGCAACCGGATTACTTTATTATTTTGAAAGGGTGGTTCGATGTTGAAACGATTGCTATGTATGAGTACAGCCGCCCTGCTTATGGTTAATGCACCTATGGCAGCGGCGGCTATGGAAGGTACATCCACTTATGTTTCGGTCACTGGATATGATGCTAACGTAGATTATACGGCGCAGATTTACGAATGTCTAAAAGATGGTAGTCCATATGCGATTGAAGTTGGTTACATATATGAACAGCAAAGAAATCTGAAGATTCGTGATATGGGTTTATCTCAATATCAAGAAACGGACTACTTCAGCAGGTTTGATAATGCAGACGAAATTTTGAACGCTATGGAGTCTGACAAGGAAACACAGAGCAGCAGCGGCAGTGAAGAGCATGATACCCATCCTACCTATTCAGATGAAGATTTATACTGGCTTTCCAGAGTTGTGTATGCAGAGGCTGGGTGTAACTGGTTCCCTGATTGGGTTCAACAGGCCGTGGCAAGCGTAGTTGTCAACCGAGTGAACGACTCCAGATATCCCAATACCATTCGGGATGTCATTTTCCAGTCTGGTCAATATGGATGTGTTAACAACGGAAGTATCTATAACACTCCAACAAGTAAGGTGGTAACCAATTGCAAATATGTTCTGGAACATGGGTCAACTCTACCATCTTATGTGATTGGGCAGTCTGGGATGGCACTTGGCCCGGTGTATACGTCATATTATGACAGCGTTCTTGGCACGACGATTTACTTCTTTTCGGTATAAAGAGATTGAAAAAGAACATTAAACTGATGGGAACTTATGGGGTATTACGCCTTGGCACCTCTGAGTTCCTTTTTGATGTGGAAGACCTTCCGCTGATTGAAAATAGAGATTGGTATCGGGATAAGGACGGATATCTTGTCAACTGCTATTATTACAATGGCCGAAGAAGGTTCACCAGATTTCACAGAATTGTAATGCACGCGAAGCCAAAGCAATTTGTTGACCATATCAATCGCAATCGAGCAGACAACCGAAAGCAAAATTTGCGATGCTGTAAATACGCTGAGAACGATAGGAACCGTGGAATATATTCATCCAACAAATCCGGCGTTGCCGGCGTGTATTACGATAAGCAGCGTCGCAAGTGGGTGGCCAATATTTCCTATAACCGAAAGCGTGTATTTCTTGGCAGGTTCGAGTTAAAAGAAGACGCTGTTGCTGCGCGTCTTGCAAAAGAGAAAGAGTTGTTCAAAGAATATTCCCCACAAATACCAGTCGTGGAGGTGTGAAGTGGATTATTTAGACGAGACTATGCCCTATAAGAAAAAATCAAAACGACGTGCGCCTGCCAAGGCTAAGCACAAGCATGATTTTCAACCATGTATCTTTGAGTATGAAGGTATCCAGTTTGACAGTGCACACGGAGTAATTCCAAAAGAAAAGGAAATGTTTGGAGACTATTGCGTTGTATGCGGAAAGATAGGGCATCGTTCCGATAACCGATGGATGGAGCGTGTACCCACTTCAATAAGGGGAGTTTTTAGTTTCGAATATACGGAAGAGGCAAAAAGAGAACTTAACCGAGATACGAGAACCCTCCCTACATTTCGTCTGAAAGACATTTGGACACAGAAGTTTGTCCAGATTGAGCAGTGACCTCATACATACACATGAATTTATGAGCGGTAAGAGAGAATTGATATATCCAAAAGGCGAGCGGGTATGGGTTGGGTACTATAACACTAACCACGAACTGATTCTTATTCTGACGAGCAAAGAGTCCAGAGATTACTACTATTTATACGAGTTGGTTGACGGGGGTTTTAAGAAACTTGGGAGAGCGAGGTCCCCTGTGGAACTCGAAGAAAGGTTTGAAGTCAATAAAAGACTGGTGGTGACACCATGAATGATTTTGAATTTGACTGCCTGCAGAAAAAACGCCTTGCTCAGCAGGCAAAGTACCGTAAACGTGGAAGCAAGAGCAAGAAGTGTCCTATGTCTACCGACCATATGACAAAAAAACAATGGATAGAAAGGTGCGGAAAGATTGTGACAATCAAGATGGATAGCCCGGTATCATGGGCATCATTCAAAGAGTTGTCAAAGCAAACACAAGAAGAGTATCTAAAGAACCTTATGGAAAAATATCATATCAATGCCAGCAGTCTTGCGGAGATGTTTCATATCACACCAATTACGGTGCGACGTCATATTGCTACTCAGGGGTTAGCGGTTTCGTTCCCGGTTGGTCACTCCATGAACGCGGAGGATAGACGTGCATGGGAGCTTTTCCTTTCTGGAGATGCTGTTGAACAATCTGAGAATGAAGTTAGCGCGGAAAACGAAGAGACATGCGACGAGGAACCGATGTCAATGTGCAGTTTTTCGCTGAGGTTTAGCGGCAAAATTGATGTCTCCATGATTTCGAATTCACTGATACGTATTCTTGGAGACCATTCTGTGGGTGAGATTGAAGTAACCTGCAATTTGGCGCCGTGAGAACCTTGTTATGGTGGGTGATTTATGATAGAATTTCTTCAAAAGGAGTGGTTTGGTGGAATACGGATTTGACAAAACGTTTTTGACCGATGAAGACCTTGAGCAGAGCATGGATGATTTCATTGAAGCGATTAGCCAAGAGCTCGAAGACGAAGAATGGAATACCACTGTGCTTGATATCCAAAAATCTAAGCAAATTCAGTTCGCTTATTCTGTTTTGAAATATCTGACACGTGGGAGCGATGCCGTTGTTTCCTACAAATTACATGAACCGTTTAAGACAATGGGGAGCGTATCGGTAGAGGGCAAATCTATTGAGTTTTACCAGCCGGAATGGTTTGCACGTGTTGCCGAGTTCGCCAGTAATACGGAAGTATATCCTCTGGCAAAAAACCGGGTACGGCTTACATTCACGTTCCACGGTTTAACGAAATCCATTGACTAAAGGAGGTATGGCATGGAATATACGGGGTGTTTTGATGCCGTCGAAGATGTTGTAAGCGAGGCCACTGAACAATATGGTGGTCGTTATACTTTGAACAAAGAACTGTATGAGAAACTCCCGGACATTTGCCGTGGAGTTGATGAGTTATTTGAAGAGATTGAATGCCTTTGCTTGGATGTCAGCGTATACGATGTACCGCATAAGAGGGTTGCCATAGAAATCATTTGCGAGGAAATGGTTTTGCAGCACGGCAGAGAGCATGTATTCTTTCGAGTGATTCAGATGTTTGATTCCTTCTCCTTTTCAAAATCAAAGGATGGGAACGTGTGCATTTCTTTGAATCTGGATAAAATGTGGGAGAGGTCGAATGAATGAAAAACGAAGAGGGCAGCTTAGAAACGCATTAACAATGATGACAAATGCGGCATCTATTATCGATGCAGTCTGCGACAAAGAGCAGGATTGCTTGGACAACTTTCCAGAGAACCTGCAGAGTACGGAAAGATTTGAGCGTATGGAAGATGCCGTGGATAGTTTGAACGATGCGCTGGAAAAAATTGATGAAGCAAAAGAATGTATATCCATCGCTATAAAGTAAGGGGGGTGTTAAGCTTTGCCGCTTTTGATTGCTGTAATTCTTGGCTTGGTTTTGTTCTTTATTAAGAAAGACGACAGTGCAAGAAAGGCCGAGAATAAAAAAGAGACAGACAAGGAGTGGAATCTAAGACAGGATTTCCGTGATGAGTATACGAATCGTCAGTTTGAAAATCAGGTTTTAGCTTTTGTTGAGAATCCGGAGCATCGGGAACAAGTCAATCAAGAGATAGCTGAAGCATTGTCAGAAATGCGTTATCAAAAGCGAGGGCATCAACATCTTTCCGTTCAAGATAAGCTGGATATTTTGCTTGCGAATCGTGGAAAGGTTAGCAGCAGAGGAGCAGAGCTTGGTTATTGGATTGGATACCGAAGCGACGGGAAAGGAAAGGGCAAAGGATACGTTCGAGATTTAGATGATGAACTTGAACAATATGGGTTTATGGTATGGCTCCAAAGGGCTTTACAAAAGCAAGGCAAAAAGGCAGAGCTCGTTGTAATGAAAACGGGAGCAGAGATACCGTTTGGGTATGCATGGAAAGGTTCTCCGTATGAACGTCAGTATTCCAGAAAAGGTGAAATCAAAACCAGATTGGACGATTACCAACCACTAACATGAAAACGGGGCGCAGTAAAGCGCCCCGTTTATCATAGCAATTATTCGTCAAATAGATAGTCGGGGAGTTCAATACGTTTTCCAAGCAAGACTTTACCACACGCTCTCACAGAACTGCCGCTGTCTGCTGCAACGAAAACATTGAAATTCCGACGTTTCGGGTTTGCAGAGACCAGTATAAGATTGTCGTTGTCATCAACGTAGTATTGCTTACAATACATAGCTCCATCAACGCAGAAGATACCGACATCTCCTATCTGGAGCTCGGCGTCTTTTTTTACATAGACCATATCGCCATCATTGATATACGGATACATGCTATCACCCTGAATATCAACGGCATAATCGGCTTCGTCTGGAACAGAATTATTCACGAGCATCATTTCAAAATCAGCGCCATCAAGCGGAACATTGAATCCGGCGGCGGACGGAGAAGTATAATGCGGAATAAACCGTTCGCTTGGTGTAGGAAGCTCAACAACATTGGAAGAAGACTTCCTTTCTGCTTCTATACGCTGTTTTTCTACTCTACAAATTGTATCTACCGCTATTTTGCCGTGCTTATCAAGAGAGTTATAGTTGTTTAGCAGCGTCATTTCGCTGTTAGAAAGAACGGGTTGGCTTACATTGGTAGTAACAGCCCCGACAAGACTGTCTATGGATATATTCAGGGATGTACTTAACGCAATCAGCATATCCATCGTTGGCTTTCTGGTTCCACGCTCCCAATTTCCAATACATACAGTTGTTACTCCGATAGAAGAAGCGAGCTGCTGCTGTGTCATATTCTTTTTTTCACGGAAATGTTTTAATCTATGTGCAAAGTCCACGAGATGACCCTCCAAAAAAATGTTCGATGATTGCTGTTGACACCGGCGGTTGTTTGTGATAGCATTATCAGCACAACAACTGTTTGTAAACGTAGGATAACACAACCATCTGTTTTTGTCAACACAAAGAAAGGCAGCCCGCCATAAAGACGGACTGCCCGGACGGTGTGCGTCGTGCATGAATACAAAAGGACACGGCGCACAATTGCACCTGTTTCTACAGGTGAGGACTACAGTGACACCACTCACTATACTCCTGCCTGTAGTATACCACCGAGCTCGTCGTAAATCAATGGAGGTTTTTGCTGCAGGATGAAAAAGAAGTTATCAGTGAGAGAGTTGAAGAGGTACTGTGAGGAACACAAACCTCACTGCATTTATTTTAAGACGGAGAATCAGGCTTGGTATAGGACGTCTGACCCATGTAAGTTAGACATGGCCTTCTCAATTATGTTGATTTGCGAAAACCCAAACCTGATTTGCCTGAAGTCTTCTGGAAATACTCTGTCTTTTGACCGAGTAAAATCTATCGAAGTAGATACCGATGCGTCAATACTCGGCACCGTTATCACGATTTTTTGTGGGGACTTTAATACTGCAGGGCATGATATTACATATAAGCTTGTTGTAGCCTAAAAATTTTTCGCGTGTTGTTCATTTAATTGAGTTGACACGGGAAGCGAATCATGCTATACTCCAAGTATCAACATAATTGTATCGAAGGAGTTATAGCGGTGAGTTTTCAAAGAAACGGGAAAACCCCACAAATCGGAGAAGTATACCTAATGAAGTTCAGCGGCAGCGGCAGTGAGCAGGTCGGATGGCGTCCTGGTCTCGTATTCCAGAATAATGTTGGTAACTCGCACAGCCCCAATGTTATTGCCCTTCCTCTCACCAGCTCGATAAAGAAAGCGTCGCAGCCCACACATGTATTTATCAAAGCATCCGATGCTGGCCTCAAAAAAGATAGCATGGTACTATGCGAGAATCCGCAGCGTATGTCCAAGGACAATTTAGGAAAGTATCTTGGCAAGCTGTCAGATGCCTGCATGCGTAAGGTTGCGGAGGCAAACCTTCTTGCCTCCGGTGCTATTTCCTATCTGGATGTGGTTTCTCTGGTCACGGCATGGACGAAGGCCGTTGAGTTAAATGCCGTTACATCAGCGTAACGCTACATATCTGTAGGAGGTTTGCGATGTATAACGAGGATTTGAAAAAGCGGTTTGTCCGTGACTATACGGGCAGTTTGAATACCGCCAACGTAGCTGCCACCGTATTCAATGCAGTTGAGAAGTATGAGACAGAATGGAATGCGGATTTATGCACCAAAAGCACAGAAGAGCTTCAGCCGGTTATTGATGAGATTGTCGGACTGCGTTCCAGAAGCAAGTGGATGACGCTCACGATTCTCAAAGAGTACGTCAAGTGGTGCATCGCCATGAAAGTTCCCGGCGCTTGTGACGGAATGCTCCATATCGAAGCAGTTGGGCTGGATAAAATTCGTCATCAGATGGTGTCCAGCCCCCTACATCTTCAGCGTTTTATGGATTCGATTTTTGACCCAGAGGGCGATGAAACAATAGACAATATCTATCGATGCTATTTTTGGATGGCATATGGCGGCATAGATGAGGATGATACGATTTTCATACGGAATGAAGATGTGGATTTTTCGGAGATGATTATTCGATATAAGACGATAAGTGTTCCGATTTATCGCGAAGCACTCCCGGCTTTTCGAAATGCTGTCAATCTGACAAGTTTTGTCTATAGACATCCCAACTATTCCAAGACTATTCGACGCGATAGAGTCCCAGGCGATACGATTATGCGTGGTATCAAAGCCGTAACAAAGACCTTCACAATGCGTGCTACACTGTCCAAGCGGAATATCAAAGCAGTTGAGGAAGGGAAGACCGACATGCAGCTCAGCTTTTACCGAGTCAGGATGTCAGGACTTTTCTATCGTATATACGAGATGGAACGAGCCGGCATTGCTCCGAATTTTTCTGACGCTGCGCTGCGGGTTATGGATGGAAAGACATATTCTTTGAAGGGGAGAGAAAAAATCGAGCATAAGCAAAACAGGATTGAGCGGGATTACATGGAAGATTATCAGCGATGGAAACTTGCGTTTTCTATCTGAGAGGTGAATATGGTGTTTGGTATCTACAAAAGGAAGAAGTCCCTCATCTTTTTGATATGCTTGGTTTTCATAGTCTGTTTCCTAACTGCATGTAATAGTTCTCCACAAGAAGCTGTAGGAGAAACTCCATCCAACACTTCTTCCACATCTCCTCAAATCGAGGTCGTTTTGGATATTCCGGAAGACTTTTTAGATTTCCAAAATTATATTGGGGAGGATATTTCTCTATTCGGCATGGAGGAAGGGTTTGAAGAATACGATGGCGGTACGAGTTCTCTGTACGGGCATGAAGGAACAGTAACAGTATGTGTTGGATGGGATGGCACAACGATAACCCGTGCCGTTCTTACTTTGAATAGTGAAGAAAACTTCAAAGGAGAAGAATACGACGAGGTTAGCGATAAATTGGTTGATATGTTCGGAGATGTTTCGCTCGATTATGGCGGTATAACAGTTTTTTCTGGGTTAACAGAATATGATTTTTCTCTATGGAGAAAAGGAATCGCATCTATTTATTGGAATGATGAAAACAGAGAGGCATATGAAGATAAAAATCCGAACGCTGGGGAATCCAACTCTGATAAAATCCAAAATACACAAGTCCCTCCCGCTATTGGTATGACTGCCGCGCAAGTCAGAGCATCCACCTGGGGAGAGCCATCAGACATCAATCGGACAACCACGCGATATGGCGTATCAGAACAATGGGTTTATAGGTCAGGTTCAGAAACTAAATACATTTACCTTGATGACGGTATTGTAACGGCAATCCAAGAATGATGAGAGTTGGTATTGCAATAAAAGGAACTCGGAATCGGGTTCTTTTTATTACCATATCAACATAATAAAATAAACTACAATGCCGCAAGGCTTTGTATAAACTTATGGGGCGGTATTTTCGTTCCGGGAAGAAAGGTGATGTGCATTGTGCAATGAGGATTTTGTGAACGACCCCAGAGATACGTTTCTCGAAATCTACCAGAGCAAAATCAAGCGTGCAGGTTCTGAGGAACTTCTGGAGTGGTTAACCTCTTCGGATTTTTTCACTGCGCCTGCATCAACAAGGTACCACGGCTCATTTGAAGGCGGATTAGTCACACATTCTGTGAACGTATACCGCTGTTTGGCAGAAGAACTGGAGCTTTCGGGCTTGTCTAACACCTACACAGAGGAGACAGTAGCACTTGTTTCGTTACTTCACGATGTGTGTAAGGCTAACTTCTACAAGAAGGGAACCAGAAATGTCAAGGAGAATGGTCAGTGGGTAACAAAAGAAGTTTTTGAGATTGACGAGAAGTTCCCGTGTGGGCATGGTGAAAAATCAGTTATTATTCTTCAGAACTTCATCCATTTATCAGCGGAAGAAATCTTTGCAATCAGAGCGCATATGGGTGGGTTTGATACCTCTGTGAAAGGTGGCGATTACTTCATCGGTAAGATTTTTGAGAAGAGTAAGCTTGCGCTCCTGCTCCATGTAGCAGATATGAAAGCAACTTATTTATTGGAGGGTTGATATGGCAGAACAGAATCTGAACATCTATCAGAAGCTTGCTAAGATTCGCAAGCAGGTGGAGGTTATCCAGCGCAATAAAAAAGGTTATGGATACACCTACGTTAGTGAGGATGAAATCCTTGCAAAGATTTCCGGGTTCATGGATAAATACAATTTATCTCTGATTCCCAGCGTCATACATAGTAGCGCAGTTGTCGCTCCATACCATACAAAGAAGACCAAGTCAACCAACAAAGGCGAAATCTATGAGGAGAATGTCAACGAGGTTCTCGTAAGTGCAGACATGGTCTTTACATGGGTAAACAATGAGAACCCAGACGAGAGGGTCGATGTTCCGTGGATTTTGGTGGGGCATCAAAGTGACGGTTCACAGAGCTTTGGGTCTGGATTAAGCTATGCAATGCGGTATTTTTTGCTTAAGTTTTTCAACATTGCAACACCGGATGACGACCCGGACAAATGGAGGAGCAAGCAGAAGGCTGCTGGGGCAGCAGAAGATAAGATGATTGCAGAAGAAATCATCGCCAGCTTCGACACAATGGTTAAGGAGTTCTTGGCAAGCAACCAGGATAAGACTGAGGAGGTCAAAAAGTTTGTTGCCAAGTATGTAAAGGGCGGAAACTATTTCGCAATCACAGAGTCAGTGCTTGCCTCGAAACTTCTTGCTGACTTCAAAGAAACTTTTAAGATTAAGGAGTGATGAACAATGGGATTTCGCACAGGTGCTTACGCTAAGGTATGGGAAGTGACCCCTATGAGCGATACCAGCACGAAAGTACGGATGTCTGTCAGCCGTAAAAATAAGCAGACCGGTGAATATGAGCAGGATTTTTCCGGGTTTGTACTTTGCATCGGTACCGCCGCAGCCCGGAAAGCTATGCAATTACATGAGGGCTCCCGAATTAAGATTGGTGATTGCGATGTGACGACAAAATACGATTCGCAGAAGAAGATTACATATACAAACTTTAAGATGTTCTCCTTTGAAGATGCAGACGGTGGAGATACATCGACAGACGTTACCGACCCGCAGCCAGAGGTTGGCGACGGTGAACTTGATGATAACCGGCTCCCGTTTTAAGGCGGTCTGCCTATGGGAGAAGTCAATTATGCACCGATAATCCAAGAGATGACTTGGAGCTACTCCCGCATTAAGGCTTTTGATGACTGCCATTATCGGTGGTACCTGCAGTATATCCGCAGGCTGCACGGAAAGGACATGTTCTTTGCCAGCTATGGCAGCTTTATGCATAAGCTGATAGAGCTGTACTACAAAGAAGATAAAAGCGCCAAGCAGCTATGCGAAATGTACCTGCGAGATTTCAGAAGTCAGGTAGTGGGATGGGCGCCAAGCAAAACGGTGTTTGGCAACTATTTCAAAAGCGGCCTGCAATATCTCAAAGAGATTCAACCGTTCCCATATAATATGGTGGCAATTGAAAAACGGGTTGACTTTAATCTGTCCGGTATTCCATTTATCGGATACATCGATTTTCTTGGTGAAAAAGATGGAGACTTGTATGTCGTAGACAACAAATCCAGAAACTTGAAACTGAGAAGCACACGCAGTAATCCGACGAAATCAGATTTGGAATTGGACGATTATCTGAAGCAACTCTACCTGTACTCTGCAGCAGTAGAGCAAGAGTATGGGAAACTCCCTAAATCACTTTGCTTTAATTGTTTCCGAACCCCAGTTTTTATTGAAGAGCCATTCAAGGAGCAAGCATATGCTGAATCCAAACAATGGCTTTTCAACAAAGTGGAAGAGATTACAAGGGAAACAGATTTTCTGCCAAGCGTAGAGTATTTTAAGTGTACATATCTATGTGAGATGCGGGATTTCTGTGATTATTACAGGCTCGCGCAAAAGAAGAGGTGATGCGCTATAAGAGCAGAAGACATTACACGCATCGACAGCGAAGCTGGTGTGATTGCCTCTCTTGTATATCACCCGGAGTTTTCGTTTTATTCCGAAAATCTATTGCCCAATCACTTTTTCAACAAAGAAAATCGTTATATCTATGCTGCTATCTGTAATCTGGCGCAACGCGGCGTACAGCACATTGACCCATATAGCATCCTGCAGTCTTTGCAATCACAGGAGGCAACTGCAAAATACGCAGATGAAATTACAGTCGCTCAGCTTAACGACTTCTTTGATACCAGCGATAGTCTTGCAAGACATACCGTAGAAGATTATAAGCTGTGTGTAGACAATGTTATAGATGCGGCTTTTAGACGGGATGCACTACAGAGCCTAAAAAAGTGTGAGGCTATGTGTTTCAACGAGTCTATCAAAGATATCGAGCAACAAATCTATCGTTCCCTGGACGATGTGATGATGGAGTTCTCTGCAACAACAGAAGTCCCAGCTTATAAAGATGTGATTGATGAGTGTTGGGCAGAAATTGAAGGACGTCAAGGGAGCGGATATGCAGGTATCCCATTTAAGTTCCCAGCTTTGAACGATTACGCAACGATAGAACGTGGAGAGCTCTTTATCTTTGGCGCAGAGCAGAAACAGGGTAAGTCCATGATGCTTCTTAATTGCGCAGTTGATTTGCTCCAGCATGATTACGCAGTTCTATACTTAGACAGCGAGTTGAATACCCGATTGTTTACCGCCAGAATTCTCGCACACCTAACAGGGATTGAGTATAAGCGTCTGACATCGGGAAATTACAGCGAGGAAGAAGAACGACGAATCATGGAAGCCAAAGAGTGGCTAAAGACAAGAAAGTTTACCCATCTTTATATCCCAACATTTGACCAGCATAGCATTTATACTGCGGTCAAAAAAGTGAACCACACACAGGGGCTTGACGTTCTGATTGTGGATTACTTTAAGGGAAAAGGTGAGGGAGATGCTTTCGATAGCTATCAAGAACTCGGAAGATTTGTGGATATGGTGAAGAATCAGATTTGTGGTGAGATGAATATTGCGGGAATCGGAGCGGCACAGGCAACTGTAACAGGAAAGCTGGCCGACAGTGCGAAGATTGCACGCAACGCCTCCACAATAGCCATGATTTCAGACAAAACTCCGGAAGAAATCGAGGCAGATGGTGCAGAGTGCGGCAATAAAAAGCTTCGAGTCACGGTAAACCGGAATGGAATGCAAATGGCACAGGGTGAATACATAGACTTGCTGTTCGATGGGAACCACATCTTATACCAGCAAGCCAAACAGCATATCCCACAGACTCCGTTTTAATCAATCAACATAATTAAATAATCTACGAAGGGAGGGGACGGTGTGGAGCTTTCAGAACTGATTGAGTCCGTTGATATTCTGGAGTATATCTCGCAATATACAGAGTTTACAGAGAAAAACGGAGAATATTGGGGGCTTTCTCCGCTCAAGGAAGAGAAGACACCGTCCTTTTCCATCCGAAAAGAAGAAAATAATTTCTATGATTTCTCTTCTGGTGTTGGCGGGAACGTTCTGACGTTCATCCGATACTACAACAAGTGTGGATACCAAAAGGCAATCGAGATTTTGAAGGAGTATGTTGGTTGTGATGGCGATGTAGCTCCTCCACACAAGAAACTTGCTGCAACTGAGGTCGCAAAGCGGTTTGCTAAGCCCAAAAAGACAAATAAAATCAGCAAGGTGACTGCGCTTCCGGATGATTATATGGAACGGTACGAAAAAAGGCAGGATAAGCTTGCCGTTTGGAGAGCAGAAGGTATATCTGAAGCTTCTATGAACAAGTTTCAGGTGTATTACGACAGTTTTTCCAACCGTCTCGTCTACCCAATCAGAAGTCCAGACGGAAAAATCATCAATGTGGGCGGCAGAACCCTTGACAAAGCATGGAAAGAGAAGGGTTTGCGTAAGTACACCTACTTCAAGCCTTGGGGAGAGCTGAATACACTCTACGGTCTATATGAAAACAGGGAAGAAATCCAAAACAGGCATGAAATCATCCTGTTCGAAGGCGCCAAGTCCGTCATGTTGGCCGATACATGGGGAATCCATAACACAGGGGCAATTTTGACGTCCCACTTGAACCCAAACCAAATGAAAATCCTTGCGCAGCTTGGCTGCAGAGTGGTTTTTGCACTGGATAAAGAGGTTTGTATTCGAGACGACCATAATATCAAGCGGTTAAAGCAGTTCGTAAAGGTTGAGTACATCTGGGACAGAGACAATCTGCTGGATGCGAAAGATGCCCCGGTCGATAAGGGGCTTGAGACATGGAAAAAACTCTACGAAGGGAGGTTGTCATGGCGATAGATAAGCAATATACCGTTTACCATCTGCATAGTGACCTCAGCAACGGTGTTACAAACATCGACTCGGTCACAAAATATGGAGAATACATAGAAAAAGCCAAGGAATTCGGAATGAAAGCGATGGCTTTTTCAGAGCATGGCTCTGTCTTTGAATGGTGGCACAAGAAAAGTACCATCGAAGCAGCCGGCATGAAGTATATCCATGCTATTGAAGCGTATCTCACTGTGACTTTGGACGAAAAGGTGAGGGATAACTACCACTGTGTGCTGCTCGCAAAGAACTATGATGGATTTTTAGAGCTAAACCGACTCGTATCGAGGAGCTTTGACCGTACAGACAACCACTTCTACTATGTACCACGTATCACCTTTGACGAACTATTCGCTACATCTGACAACATCCTGATTACAACAGCCTGCGTTGGCGGTGTATTTGGGAAAGCAGACGCAGATGTTGAGTCGATGTTCCTTGAGTTTATTCAGAGAAATAAGCATAGGTGTTTCTTTGAAGTCGGACACCATATGGATGAGCGGCAGGTCGAGTACAACCAAAAACTGTATCGGCTTAGCGAGCAAACTGGTATCCCATTGATAGCCGGAACGGATACTCATGTGCTTAACGAGGAACATGAGAAAGGGAGAAGCATCCTGCAGGCGTCCAAGAACATCCAGTTTGATGGGGAAGAGAAGTGGGATTTGAAATTCAAGTCCTACGATGAGCTTGTCGCTGCTTATAGACGACAACGCTCACTCCCAGAGGAAGTGTTCTTAAAGGCCATTGAGAACACAAATGTTCTGGCTGATATGGTGGAAGAGTTTACGCTTGACCGTGGCACAAAGTATCCGCACATCTACGAAAATCCAGAAGAAACCTTTAAGGCGAAGATTGAGGACGCACTTCAACATCATCCATACGCCTTGAAAAATCACGATGAAGCGGAACTCCGTAAGGTTGTGGATGAAGAGTACGATGTCTACAAAACGACTCAGTCCATTGACTTTATGCTTCTTCAGACCTACCTCAGAGAATGGGAAAAAGAGAATGGCATCCAGTGCGGATATGGCAGAGGCTCTGTGTCTGGCAGTATGATAGCATATCTGCTTGGCATTACGCAAATGGACAGTATTCGCTTTGGATTGAACTTCTTCCGGTTCATGAACCCTTCCCGTGTTACCAACGCCGACATTGATACGGACTACTCTGGCAAAGACAGAGAAACTGTGAAGCAGTTCCTCCTTCGTGACAAGATGAATCTGCCGAATATCAGGTCTGCTGAGATTATCACATTCAACACCATCGCTTTGAAGGGAGCAATTCGAGATGTATGCCGTGCTTTGTATAAGGACAGGCAGGACAAGAACTATCTGCAAATCGCCAACTATATTTGCAAAGAGGCAGAGATTCACGAAGATTCTATCCGGAAAGAATACCCAGAGGTGTTCAAATATGTGGACATCGTAAACGGCACTATTGTTTCCATCGGAACACATCCAAGTGGAGTCCTTATCAGCGACTTGCCTATTGAACAGACAGTCGGTCTTTGCAGCGTATCTACATCAGATTACCCGGTGTCCATGATTAACATGAAAGAATTGGATGACCTGATGTACGTCAAGCTGGATATCCTTGGCTTGGACAACATCGGCGTTATCAATGACACGTGTAAGAAACTTGGAATTGAGCGGCTGACACCAGACAACACGGATATGGAAGATATGAATGTGTGGCGAAGTATCCGTGACAACACAACCCTGATATTCCAATGGGAGTCTGACAGCGCCCAGCATTACCTGAAACAGTTTATGTCTGACGAGACGTTGGAAATCGCAAGGTCGAAGATTCCGAACTTCTCCATGCTGAAGTGGATGTCGTTTGGGAACGGTTTGTTAAGGCCGGCCTGTGCCAGCTTTCGTGATAGCGTAGCCAGGGGCGAGTTCTACGATAATGGTTTTGACGCACTCAATGAGTTTCTTGCTCCGGAAGCAGGACGAATCGCCATGCAAGAGACCATCATGCAGTTCCTTGTTAAGTTCTGTGGGTACTCTGCGGCAGAGTCGGACAATGTTCGCCGTGCTATTGCGAAGAAAAAGGGGACAGAAACGCTGCTACCGGAAATCGAGAAACGGTTCATAGACTATTCATCTGAGCACTATGACATTACGAGAGAGCGGTGCGAAGAGGTTATCAAGCCTTTCCTGCAAATCATTCTGGATGCATCGGCCTACGGGTTCTCGTGGAACCATTCTGATGCCTACTCATCCATTGGATATATCTGTGGTTATCTACGCTATTACTATCCGCTTGAGTTCTTGACAGCAGCACTCAATATCTTTGGTGACAACATGGACAAGACGGCGGATATTACGAACTATGCCACAAGGGTAGGCATTAAAGTAACACTACCAAAATGGGGATTGTCAAGAGGGAAATACTTCTTTGATAGAGAAAAGCGAATCATCGCCAAGGGGCTGACCTCCATTAAATATATGAGCGCCGGACTTGCGGACGAGCTGTACGCCTTATCCAAAGAGAAAGAATATACCAGCTTTATGGAACTGCTTTCTGACTTGGACAAAAAGACGAGTATCAACTCAAGACAGCTTGACATTCTGATTAAACTGGACTTCTTTTCAGACTTCGGGAATCAGAGAGAACTCCTTCGAATGGTAGACCTGTTCTCCAACACATTCAAGAAGGGCGACGCCAAGAAAGTCAAAAAGTCCGATGTAGACGGAACTCCGCTTGAGGACATTGTAAAGCGATACGCGGTCGGCGTTACCAAGTCTGGCGGGGTGGCAAAGAGCTACACGCTATTGGATGTCATGTCGATTTTGAAAGAAGCAGAAAAAGTGATTAAGAGTGTAGGGATGGAAGACTTGAGTGATATCCTCAAGGTTCGAAATTTCTACGATGTGATGGGGTACATCGGGTATGTGTCCGGTAAGGACGAAGATAGGCGCAAGTTGTATGTGGCCGATGTGCGACCTTTACATAGAAAAGCTGATGGAAAATTGTTTGGGTACAGTATCTTTACAAAATCCATTGGCAGCGGGAAGGAGAGTCGTTTTACGGTATTTTGCAGGGTATACGATAAAGACCCAATCAAATCAGGGGACATCATCTACTGCAAAGGTTATGAGCGTGACGGTCAATATTTTAAGCTGACCGCCTACAGCAAGGTAATTTAAGGGGGTGGTGTCTATGTGGGATTCTTGAAATTATGTTTCGCAGGCAATTCTACATTATATAAATATAAAACTTCCGTTTTATGAATAAAAGGAGCGTGCATAGTTTGACACAAAACCTGATTTGCAATCACTGCGGCAAGGAGCTTGACTTCTTTGACCTGCAGAATGACTTTTCTATACATAAGAGAATTGGATACGGAAGTGTCCATGACGGAGACGATGTGCATATGCGCCTCTGCTCCGATTGTTTTGATAAGCTCGTAGAAGAATGCGAGGTTTCACCAATTGAGGAGATGGATGGCTAATGGATAGAGAACGATATACAGAACTGGTTGCGGATGCAGTCGGGAAAGCAAACCGGCTGCTCGCCGTTTCAGATGGGCAGAACAGTGTGGTGGTCGTGATGAGCAGAACCATGCGGAATGAAATCTTAGTGCAAGAGGGCGCCAATTACACCATGCGAAATGGCGATTATGTTGAGGAGTATTGTGGCTATCGTGTTGGAATCGTCAATGAAATTGATGATGAAGAGTTCATCCTTCCAGCAATGGTTGGAATGGCTTATCACCCTGGGATGCAGATTGATGATGTCATCGTTGTAGACGATGAGAACCGGTTGTTCAGGCTGGAGAGCACAGACCCAGTGCAATTTGCCGATATGGGTCTCACAGTGAACTTCGGCCTATATGCAGATGCAGCCACCGCAGCTACTGCTGATAACGCTGTTACTGTTGCAGTAGATTTAGCAAATACTATCTCAACAACTGCCAATACCGCTACCATTACTCTTGATGACTTCGTAGGTGCTGTCTCAAACATCACATGGGATGGTGTTCTGAACACAGGAGCTCAAACCGTTACCGCCACTGACGGTATGAATTGGTGGTTAAGAGACACCTATCCGATTCCCGATTACTACTCCCGCCCAGTAGAATACTCTCCTCCAAAACGAAAGGCGAGGAAGAAGGAAGAAGAATTAAGCGCCGGAGACACGAGGCTTCTGGATGAGTTTTTATCCGGATTTGCAAGAAACGGAGCGTGACCGACAAACATACTGTGTGGGGAGCCCGGAGTGAAAACTCCGAGCTCTTTTCGCAGACAGCAGAGAGGTAAAACAATGCGGAAATTATTCACTATCTTCCCGTTGTGCATCGTGTTATGCCTGTTAACAGGCGGATGTTCCACCGCAGATGCGAACGAGGAAAATTATGAAGAAGAAATTGCCACGGTAAGCTATGATAACAACACTGACTATATGTCACTGATGGTTCAGTATGCTGCTGCCGGCAATATGGATGCGTTGGGCGCCGCTGTTACAGCGAGAAATGAAAAAATAGCGAACCAACAGTTGGGATATGAACAGTTGAGTGTGGACGAGTTCTTAAACAATTATGAATCCTACGCCGGATTTTCCTTAGATACCGACTACATGAGCCAAATGGTGTCATGTTGCTTGAGTGGAGATGTGGCTGGCGGCTTGGAGGCAGAACGGTTAAGAAATCTGAAAATTGACACACTCAATCTGGATGTTACAAAGGTCAGCTTTAACGATTTGTATTTGCTGTCCAAGATTATTACATCAGAAGCCGGGTCAAACTGGCTCTCTATGGAGTGGAAGATGATGGTTGGAGAGGTACTTCTGAATCGTGTTGCATCCCCAGAATTCCCAGACTCGATTGAAGAGTGTATCTATCAGACCGGACAGTATTACAGCAGAGGAAACCAATACTTTGCGAACCTCTTGCCGTATGAAGACTGCGTTGAAGCTGCTTTGCGGCTGCTCAATGGGGAGCGTATCATCAACGATGGTTCAGTTGTTTTTCAGGCAAACTTTCGGCAGGGCAGTGGCACGTACCTCAAACTGTATGACCAGCAATTAGGATATACATACCTCTGCTATAGCAGTTATCCAGAGTTATACGAAAGTTGAGGTTAACAATGGGAAAAGTAATCATTCAACAATATACGACAAAGTACCCCATCACCATGATTGGTGAAGAGGCAGGAACCTGTTGGGGCGCTGACACAAGTGACAGCAGTAAAAACTATAAGCGTGGCCTTGAGTGCCTTAGCAATGAACACGGGAGAACAACAGAGTACCCAGATGTCTACATGATTTTGGATGGATACTCCGCAAGAGTTATCCGTGAGTGGTACACACATATTGGCGGCTCTCCAACGAGGCTTCAGGCAAGCACACGGTATATCGATTATGAGCATGGTTTTGACTTTGTCGTACCTCCAACAATTCAGAATAACCCACAGGCTCTCAATGTCTACACTGGAATCATGGCAGATATCGCTGACGGGTTAAAGGAATTAGACGAACTGGGCATCCCTCGTGAAGACTCCGCGCTTGGCTTACCACTGGGGATGACAACAAGAATCGTGTGTAAACACAATGCGCGGAACTTAATGGACATGTCACATCAGCGGATGTGCAACAGAGCGTACCACGAATACCGTAAGCTGTTCAATGACTTATGCGATGCACTCCGAGGCTATTCGGAGGAATGGCAATACATCGTTGACCACTACTTTATGCCCAAGTGTAAGTATATGGGCTTCTGTAAAGAGAAGTACACTTGTGGATTGATGCCGCGAAGGGAGGCGCCCATGTGAACATCTATATATTGCTTACACTGGTGACTTTCCTCATTTTGATTCTGTTGCTAAATAACGACCGTGGCTGGCCAGTGTGATGCCTATGGACAGCAAAATTAGAAACCCATATCGGATGAGACAACTCATCGATTTTACTGGGTTGGAGCTCGAAGGTGGTATCTATCCAACCGATATAGATGGGTTGATTGAATACCACGACCAAGAATACATATTGATTGAGGTCAAATACGGGAAGACCAAAGTCCCATTTGGGCAAAGGTTAGCGATAGAGCGCATGGTTGATGATTTCACAAAGATAGGAAAGCCTGCGGTTGCCATCGTGTGCGAACACACCGTGAAGGACGCAGATAAACATGTCGTTGCGGCGGCGTGTAAAGTGCGTGAAATCTATTATGGTGGTGAGCACAGGTGGAGGAAAACCGAAAAACAAATGACGGTCAGAGAATTCGTTGATAACTTTCAATCATTTCTGACAGAGAAGGAGGGATTAGTAGAGTGCAAGTGATTGTGATTTCAGGAAAGGCGCAGCATGGGAAGGACACAACGGCTGGGTTCCTGAAAGATGCTCTGGAGGTCGATGGATATTCCGTTCTTATTGCCCATTACGGCGACTTGGTTAAGTATGTCTGCAAGATGTACTTGGGCTGGAATGGGGAAAAGGACGAATACGGAAGGTCTTTGCTGCAGTATGCAGGGACAGATGTTGTTCGTGCGCAGAATGAGAACTACTGGGTTCAATTCGTGGGCGACATGCTCACGTTCTTCAAAGATAAGTGGGATTACGTTTTGATTCCCGATTGCCGGTTCCCAAATGAAGTCAATTATTTAAGGGAAGTCGGGTTCAACACAATCCACATCCGCATCATCCGTGATGGATTCATTAGCCCGCTGACAGAGCAGCAGCAAAATCATCCGTCTGAAACGGCACTGGACAATGTCCAGGCTGATACATACTTCCACAACGATGGAACACTGTCAGACCTGAGAGAAAAGGTGGTGCGGTGGGTAACGGAACACAACGGGCATCACCAGATTACCTTTGAAGAAATTATCAATTAAGGGAGGCGGCCGCCATGTCAAAGACGAATCCGAATAGCTACTATGATATTGAGTTTGAAGTTGAAGAAGTTCTTTTCAGAAACGGGCTCGTTGAAGATATCTTCTATCTAAAAGACTTGAAACAGCGCAAGCTCTTTATTGCAGCTAACATCAGTCAGGAGACAGTTGAAGACGCTGTGAGACATATTATGCAGTTCAACAGAGAGGACGCAGACATTCCTGCGGAGGAACGAAAACCAATCATTCTCTACGTATCCTCTAACGGTGGAGATGTAGATGCCGGCTTTGAGTTGATTGATGTAATTATGAATAGCAAAACGCCTGTCTACACCATCAACCTCGGTTATCAATACTCGATGGGGTTTCTGATTGGGCTTGCCGGACACAAGCGGTACGCAATGCCAAATGCAAAATTCCTGTTGCATGATGGGAGCAATTTTGTGTTTGACTCTGGTGCGAAAGCGCAAGACCGCATGGAGTTCAACAAGAAAATGGAGTCTCGTATTAAGGATTACATCTTGTCCAGAAGCAAGCTGACCACCGAAGAGTACGATAGCAAGTACCGTATCGAATGGTATATGTTCAGCGATGAAGCAAAGGAAAAAGGCTTTGTCGATTTCATTATCGGAGTAGATTGCGGATTGGATGAAATTGTGTGAGGTGTTTCTATGCAAGAGTATTTTGGATTCCGTGAGGCCATTATGTCCGATGATGAGATGTCAGCGTTCTATGGTGGCGAGCGGGATGAAAATATCTACGGCTGTCTTCAAAACGAATACCTCGTACTGAAGAATATGGAGGGGCAGGTCTGTGACCAATTCAAATGGGATGGTTCTCACTACATAAAGGTTCCTTTCAAGCAAATCAATACAAGGTTCATCGGTAAAGTAAAGCCAAGAAACCTGCAACAGCAGTTGGCACTGGACATGCTGTATGACCAAGACATTACCGTAAAAGTTCTCGTAGGCAAATTCGGAACCGGTAAGGATTATCTGATGACATCTGCGGCAGTTGACCAACTTGAAAAAGGGAAGTATGACAAAATCGTCTGGGTAAGAAACAATATCGAGGTAAAAAATTCTAAACCGATTGGACATCTGCCGGGCGATTATAAAGATAAGCTGCTCCCGTTTGCGATGCCATTGGCTGACCATCTCGGTGGTGTAGAAGGGCTTGAATATATGCTCGGACAGGGCAAGGTCGAACTGGTGCATCTGGGTTTCATTCGCGGAAGAGACATTAAAAACTCTATCATCATGTGCTCAGAAGCGGAGAATATGACGAAAGAACACATTCAGCTTCTGCTTGGTCGTGTCGGGGAAGGTTCATCACTTTGGATGAATGGCGACTACAAACAAGTGGATGGCGATGTGTTCCTGAAAAACAGCGGCCTGATTCTCACTGTGGACAAGCTCAAGGGGCATCCCCGTTTTGGCTTTGTCAAGTTACTCAAAACAGAGCGGAGTGAAACCGCAGCGATGGCAGACCTGCTGGATTAGACCGGAGGTGTTATGAAAAAACTTACAATACTGATTGATATGGACGACACACTGGAAGACCTGCTTGGTGCATGGGTTTCCTATTTGAATACCCAATATGGCACCAATGTACATAAGGAGGACATCAGGCAGTGGGATATCTCTGTGGCGTTTCCGTCCTTGTCGAAGACCCAAGTCTATGAGCCGATTCTGTTGGATGATTTTTGGAAGACCGTCCAGCCAAAGGATGGCGCAGTAGAGGTTGTGCAGAAACTCATTAGCGATGGACATCGCATTTATGTTGTGACAGCGTCTGCCTACGAAACGCTTCGAACAAAGATGGAAGATGTGTTGTTCCGTTATTTCTCATTCTTATCATGGGGCGATGTCATCATCGCCTCCTGTAAGCAAATGATTAAGGGCGACATTCTGATAGATGACGGCGTTCACAATCTGCTTGGCGGTGAATACACCGGTGTCTTGATGGACGCCCCTCACAATGCTGACTTCCATAATGAGGACGTGGGAATTGTCCGTGTCCACTCTTGGGATGAAATCTACAAGGTGGTCGAAGAAATCGCAAAGAAAGGCGGATAATGCGTATGCTTGTACTTTATTCAACCGGATGTCCCAAGTGCGGGATATTGAAAAAGAAATTGGATGAAAGGGGAATGCAATATCAAGAAAACACGGCGGTAGAAGAAATGCTTTCGCTTGGAATCACATCCGTGCCAGTGCTGTGTGTGGATGGCCAGATGATGGATTTTGCTAACGCTGTGAAATGGATTAACAATCAGGGGGATTGATGACGAATGGACATTACACTGAAACTTTCCAAGGACTTCGAGCGGTGTTTGGAGGATTTGAAGAAGAAGTACGGTGAGGACTTTGAGTATATCAATGGTCTGCATCCAAGCCAGCTCGACTTTTCAGAATTCATTGATAACTTTGTAGATAAGGACACGCTGGCAGATGCGTCTATCGACCCCAATGCCAATGCAAACCACAAAGACATTCGTAGCTTTATGACGGAAAAGGCCAAGAGCGAAGATAAGCTCTTCGGCCTGAACAAGATTTTTCTTACCATTAAGAAACAGTGGGGACTGCGTACCGCAAAACAGTGGCTGGAACAGGAGTTCAGTAAAGGGTTCTATCTGAATGATAGTACAACGGCGAGCTATTTCCCATACTGCTGGGCAAATGACCTGACCCGTCTGGCAACTGAGGGGCTGTTCTTCCTTACAAACTATAATCATCAGGCACCAAAGCACCTGACTACATACTTCGATGATGTGATTGAGTTCGTGTCATTCCTGTCGAACCGGCAGTCCGGTGCGGTCGGTCTCCCCAACGTGCTAATCTGGGCATGGTACTTCTGGAAGAAGGATGTGGACGCTGGCTACTGCATGAAGAACCCGGACTACTATGCACGTCAGCAGTTCCAGAAGTTTATCTACCGCCTGAATCAACCGTTCCTGCGAATTGACCAGTCGGCCTTTACCAATGTATCCATCTTTGACCGGCCATATCTTGAGTCCCTGTTCGGTGGTGTAGAGTTCCCGGATGGCGAACTCGCTATCGACCACATCGAAGACTTCATTGATTTCCAGAAAGTCTTCATGGAAGTCGTGAGTGAAATCCGTGAGGAAAACATGTTCACCTACCCGGTGCTCACATATTCTCTGTATTACAAAGACGGTAAGTTCCAAGACGAAGAGTTTGCACGGTGGGCGAGTGACCATAATATTAAGTGGAGCGACTCCAACTTCTTTGTCAGCGACAACATCGGCATCCTGTCCAACTGCTGCCGGTTGCTCAGCGACACCAAAAAGCTGGACGCTTTCATTAACTCCATCGGTGGTACGGCTTTAAGTGTTGGTTCCTGCCGTGTCAGCACCATCAACCTTGTCCGCATTGCGTATGAGAGCAAGATGAACAAGAAGAAGTACATTGAGATTCTGAAAGACCGTGTGCTGCTGGATTGTAAGGCGCTTTCATCTATGCGCCACATCATCAAGCGCAACATCGAGAAGGGGCTTCTTCCGAACTATCAGGATGGTGCTGTTGAGCTGGATAAACAGTTCTGCACCATTGGCGGCATCGGGATGTATGAGGTCATGGATTTGTTCGGCCTGATTGAAGAGGACGAGATGGGGAACAAGTATTACTCCGATGAGGCGGTAGAGTTCGCCACAGAAATCCTTGATACCATCAACGAGGTTAAGGACAACTTTGAATGTGACTTCACCTTCAACTTGGAGATGATTCCTGCGGAGAATTGCGCCGGCGTTATCTGCGCCGCTGACAATTTACTCTTTGAACAGAATCGGTATTTTATCTACAGCAATCAGTGGATTCCCCTCATGGAGAAATGCACTATCCAAGAGAAGTGCCGGCTTGGTTCTCTCTTTGATATGAAGTGCGGCGGCGGTTGTATCGCACACATTGATGTGGAGAGCCGGTTCCCCAACGAGGAAACTGCGTGGGAAATGCTGAACTACGTGGCGTCGCAGGGCGTCATTTATTTTGCTTTCACCACAAAGATTTCTGTTTGTGAGAACAAGCACGCCTTTATGGGAACGTCCACTTGCCCTGTGTGTGGTAAGCCGATTGCGGATACATATGCTCGCGTAGTTGGATTCTACACTCCTGTCAGCAGTTATCAGGCGGTGCGCAAACAAGAGTTCAATCAGCGCAAGTGGTACGATGTGCTGACAAAGAGCGAGGTTATGTAATGCACGTTAAAGGAGTCATAGAAGAGGATTTTGTCAATTATAAAGTCCCATCAATGTTTATCAACACCTGCTTCTGTGATTTCAAATGTTGTACAGAACTTGGTCTGGACATAGGGGTGTGCCAAAACTCACCCCTTGCCCAGTCCGATACAAAAGAAATCGCAGACAGTGTTATATACAAGCACTTTACATCTAACCCAATTGCCAAAGCAGTGGTTATCGGTGGCATGGAGCCAATGATGCAGATAGGCGAGGTCACAGCTCTGATTAGTCTGTTCCGTGAGAATGGGTGTACAGCGCCATTTGTTATATACACAGGCTATTACCCATCAGAAATCAGTAAGGAGCTGGATGCACTCCGGCCGCTGGGCAACATTGTAGTGAAGTTTGGGAGGTTCATACCAAACAAGCCAAGCCGATACGATGATGTACTTGGCATAGAGTTGTCCTCTGATAACCAATTTGCAGAAAGGATTTCATAATGCCAAAGGAAAGCGAAGAAAAGTATGTGATTACACCAAAGGGGATTGCTACTCTGGCAATGCTCCGTACTGGTTTGATTCAAAGCACGAATGACCCACGGTTCGAGGGGTTTTGGCAGTTATTCGAAAGTGATATGGAAAGGCTCGGCTATATCGTATACGAACAAGAGGTAGAGTGAAATGAGGATTTATACCAATCCAGATAAGGAATACGTCGCTGAAATCAGGCGGCAGCTCAAAGCAAATTCAGGCTATTGCCCTTGTGCTCTGTTAAAGAATAAAGACACCAAATGCATGTGTAAAGAGTTCCGAGAGATGGAAGAGGGAATGTGCAATTGTGGACTGTACATAAAGGAGAAGTAAAAATGACTAAGAAAACTGTGGTCGAAACTGTGTATGAATATAATAGCGAAGGTAAAATGGTTAAGAAAACCATGACAGAGACAGTGGAATACGACTCGCCGTATTTCCAACTGCCGGATACCTCTCCATATACGACGCCTATGGTTGTCCCATATTGGGCAACTCAGCCTACATGTACCTGTAATGCGGCGAGTGAAAAACAATGACCGGATGTAAGTAAAGGAGTGTTACTATCAAGAAAGCGCAAAAGATTTTAACGACCGTATTTGTTTGTGCGGCTATGTTTTCTTTGGCTGGTGCTGCCAGTGCAAATGATATTAAGAGCAACATTGACGCTGCAATCCAAAAGCAGAATGAGGCGCACCAAATCGCAGAATATGTACGTGGGTTTGGGGAAGAGGAAGACCACCCAGCCATCCTGTTTGCACAGGAAAAATGGTGGGAGCAACAAGAGATTCTCACAGACCTGTACCAGCAGTACGACAAGGCAGTTGCTGAAGAACAGTCAAAGGGTACATACATAGGCACCTTTCGCATTTCCCATTATTGCCCTTGCTCTATTTGCAACGGTGGCTACACTGGTACTGCTACGGGCGCACGGCTGACACCGTGGTACACCATTGCGGTTGACCCGTCGGTCATCAAGCTGAACAGCACAGTTTATATTGATGGATACGGCGAGTTTAAGGCGCAGGATACAGGGAGTGCAATCAAGGGAAACCGAATTGATGTGTGCGTCAGCAGCCATGAAGAGGCGTACAGACTTGGCGTTGTTTACAAAGATGTATATGTGAAATAAGGGGGAACACAGCATGAATCGTGTTGGAGAGTTTGAAAAAGTAAGTTTTGAGCAATTCCGTATTGCAATGGACGATGCATTCCATGATATTGGATATACCGAAGATGAACTGCGTGAAATCTGGGAGGCCATCCCTCTGCCAGTCCGAGCGACATCAGGTTCTGCCGGATATGACTTTAAGTCACCCATCCCGTTTATTCTTCAGCCGGGCAAGACAATCAAAATCCCAACAGGAATCCGTGTGAAGATTGAAGACGGATGGTGGCTCGGCTGCCTTCCCAGAAGTGGTCTTGGATTTAAGTACCGCATCCAACTTAACAACACAATGGGAGTAATTGATAGCGACTATTATTACTCCGACAACGAGGGGCATATCTTCGTCAAAATTACGAACGACAGCAATGAGGGGAAAACGGTCACGGTCAAACAAGGAGATGGGTTCGCTCAGGCAATCTTCATTCCATACGGAATTACATACTCCGATGACGCAAGCACCGTCAGAAATGGCGGCATGGGTTCCACGGACGCAAAGAGGTAAGGGCGATGAGAGATAAGAAAACGAGCAGCGGGCTTGGCCTGCTGGATGTACTGGTTGTTATCTTTATTGTACTCAAGCTCCTTGGTGTGATTACATGGAGCTGGGTATGGGTGCTATCACCAATCTGGATTCAGCTCGTAATTGTGGCGATTGTTTTCATCGTTATCTTGGTTAAAGACCATTGGTTACTCAAGAAGTAGAAAGAATGGGCTGGCATCAAGCCAGCCCTATTTTTTATTTGCCGAAAGTAGGTGGTATATGAACAGAATGACGCAGATTCCTTTTTGGGAACGCTACACGATGAGCGTCGAAGAGGCTGCGGCGTACTTCCGAGTAGGAGAGAATAAACTGCGAAAGCTTATTAGCGAAGATAATGATGCAGATTACATATTGTGGAACGGCAACAGACCTCAAATCAAACGCAAAAAGTTTGAAGAGTATATAGACCGTCACAATTTAATTTAGATATCTTGAAAAAGGGAGCCGGCTATGATACACTGGGTTAAGTCGTATTATTGTGGGCTCTTTATCGGAAGGAGCTGTGTATGTCCGAGAAGAGACGCGACAATAAGGGCAGGATTCTCCGACAAGGAGAACTACAAAGGAGTGACGGCAAGTACGAGTACAGATACTTCGATGTGAAGGGTGAGAAGCGTAGCATCTACAGTTGGAAGCTGGTAAGCACGGACAAAGTTCCAAAAGGAAAGCGAGAGTGTCGTGCACTCAGAGATATGGTGAAAGAAATTCGGCGAGATGTAGAGGATGGTATCAATAGCTATCAGGCATACCGCACCTCTTTGAACCGTTTCTTTGATGATTATATCGAGACAAAGTATGAACTCAAACCCTCTACCAGAACCAACTATAAGTATATGTACAACAAGTATGTGAGAGAAGAAATTGGCTATAAAGATATTGCCTCTATAAAGTTCAGCGATATCAAAAAGTTCTATATCCATCTAATTAAAGACATTGGGTTTAAGCCCAACAGCATGGAGATTATCAACACAATCATCCACCCCGTATTTACGATAGCCATGAGGGATGGGCTGATTCGTATCAACCCGGCGGATGGGGCTATGGCAGAAATAAAGAGAAGCCATAACTGGGAAAAGCCCAAGCGCCATGCTTTGACAGAAGCGCAGCAATCTGCTTTTATAGAGTATATCAAGGGCAGCAAGACGTACAGGCATTGGCTCCCGCTCTTTACTGTTCTGCTCGGCACAGGATGTCGAGTTGGAGAAATCATAGGATTGCGGTGGCAAGACTGCGACTTCCAAGAAAAGATAATCACCATTGACCACAGCCTGATATACCGCCAACAGGAAGACGGGGGAGGGTGTGTGTTTCACGTTAGTACGCCCAAGACTAAAGCAGGCATAAGGGTAATCCCTATGCTCGAAGCTGTCAGAAAGGCATTATTGGAAGAACGGCTAAGCCAAATGCGAACGGGCTTCAATCAGACGGTCATAGATGGATACAGCGGCTTTATCTTCTCCAATAGATATGGAGACGCGCTAACGCCACACTGTATTAACAGGGCAATCGAGCGCATATCCAGAGACTATAATAAAGAAGAAACAGAAGCTGCAAAGGAAGAACGGCGACAACCTGAACTTCTTCCACATTTTACAGTCCATAATCTTCGTCATACATTCTGCACACGGTTCTGTGAGAATGAAACCAACCTCAAGGTTATCCAAGAGATTATGGGACATGCCGATATCTCCACAACGATGAATATTTATAACGAAGCAACCAAAGAAAAGAAGAAGGAGAGTTTCGCAAATCTCGAAGGAAAAGTCAAAATCAGCTAATGAGATTTTTACACCTGATTTTACACCTTTTCAAAGCAGAGTTGCGTGAACTTATAAGAACTTATGGGTAAGATGGCTTTGCGCATGTGCTGTGTACCAACGGTTTTAAGAAGTTATAAGAAGTTACGTACGGGTCGTATTCACGTCCCCACGATGAAGCCGCTGGATTGATAAAACCATTGTAGCACAACGGGTTTACGGTTTCTATACCGTTTTGAAAAGCTGTTTTACACCTGTTTTACACCTTTTCAATTCATGAGCCCGCAATAACGACTCCTGAAAAGACACCTCTGCTTCGAGCAAGGGTGTTTTTTCTTGCACCTTTTTACCGCCTTGAGACAAAGGCGGCATACATATTCTCTGCATGTTTATAAGAGTGCTGCAGTTGGACTGCAACAATGTTATAAACACACAGATGCTTGCCACGGGCGTCAGGACGCGCTGTGAGCGACTTTGCACGCCTACCCATGCTGGGAGATGTCTGCGGCATAAAGGCTCGTACATGGCCTCTCTCGTGGCAATAAAAGCATGCCGTGGATTTACGGCGCAAAAAAAGAGAGCCACCCGCAAATTGCAGGGGACTCTCCTATTGGGACAATGTCAAATGTACTTTGGGCGGGTATGAGGATTGACTCCTTGTACCCGCCTTTTTCTTTTCTGAATTTTACACCCACAAAATATCAGAAATGTAGTTTGTTATTTTGGAGTCGGATAACCACGTGCGTCTTCCATAAAGGTATGGTTCCGCATGTGTTTCTCATAAGACTCCTTGATGATGCTCAAGGCGATATCTACCTCGCCGTTGGTCATCCCATTACTTTCAATAATACTTTCATATTCTTGGTGAACCTTAAAAATACGATTGAACTGCTCGCGAGTCACCGGCTTGCTTTCATCAATCACCAATGAAGCAAAGCTAATGATAGCGTTGCGTTTGCTGTCTATTAGGATGGACAGAGTATCGCTATTATTCTTATCTAATTTTACTCCAAGTTCACTTATGCTCTTGTCGTATTGCTCCAGCTTCGAATTGACAAGGCGCATCCATTCATCGCGCATCCGTATGTTATCTGTACTGTAATGCTGGTTCAAATCATCAAGAGTAAGCTGGACTTGGTCAATGGTCTTCTCCATCTTCTGCAATAACATCCGTTCTTTCTTCCTTCGAGCAAAGACCTTACGGATTTTTGCAAACTCAGGAACGACCTTTCCCTTGAATTCCAAAAGCTCCCCGATTACTTGAATAACAAGGAACAGGCCGACGAGGACAATAGCAATCTTCGCCGGCACGTTCAGAAATTCAATGTAGTTAATCATAGGGCTTGCTCACCCCCTATATAAGCTTACATGCAAGCGCCTACAATTACTTGCTGTTCAGTTGCTTCATCTGAGTAATGGATTCCTTCAGCTTATCAAATCCAAACATGGCCGCATAAGAAGTAAGGAACCCAACTACAACCGCCGCAACAACCATGTACCATTCAACAGCAATGCTGCAGATTTGACAGTATGCGAAGAACGCTACTAACGTCAGTACCATAGATACAATCACGGCAAGAATATTTGTAGGCAGCTTATCCCAAGTTAGATTCTTCAGCACCTGAACAATAATATTGGTTACTACCACAAGAGCACCAATAATGCTCAGAAGAACGGGGATATTAAAAACATTTTCCATTTTTATGGCCTCCTAAATGTGTTTAGATTGGTGGACTATCAATGTTGCTCGACTCGCTCGAATTGGTGGAGAAGTTATTAGCCTTTGCCATTGCGTACTTAATACCTTCTCCTTGTGCGCTGGAGTTTTCGACCTCACTCTTATGGACAATTTTGCTCAACACAATGCTGCAGGCTGTCCCAATGGGGGTAAATACGACTGTCCAGCACATCAACGCTCCGGTGTATCCGGTCGTGATACTTTTCAGAGCAAGATAAAAACCACCGGCAAGACCGATGGCTAAGAACAACATGATATAAATTGCGAGGCGGTTAGTGAATCCGAGCCTTGCAAAATGACCGGGCTTTCTCTTCACATGCTTCGCCTGTGTCTTTTTCTTACGCTCAATCTTGATGGTCACGGGCACCACCCCTTTTTACAGATTGGGTGTCACAATTAGGCGACACCCATTTTCTTTGCATAATTGTAGAACAACTGTGCAGCCTGCTCGCGGGTCAGCATGTCTGCCCACATGTAGTTCGGCGTACCATCAGGCAGATTACCACTGCCAGCAAACAGGCCAGTTGAAATCGCCCACTCACGAGCATCCTTGCTCCAGTCGCCACAGTCATTGTCGCGCAGCTCTGCGCGGTATTCGTTCATCAGTTTCTTGAAAGTGTCCAAAGTCATATCTTCATCCTCCTCTGTAACAGTTGTAGATGCAATTCTCTCCGTCCACTCAAGGGACACCCAGCCGACACCAGTATATCCCCAACCATTTTGTTCCTTGGAAATGTTGAGGATAGTACCATTCTCATAGGCGGTTACAACAGAACCGCTGATAGGTGCAGTACGACAGTTCAGACCGTCCTTTGCAGTAACCTTAACCTGATAGCTAACGGCAGTTCCAGTGTTGACAGTGCCACCAGAGAGACGCCGGTTCACCTCAGTGACGATTTGCGGATGGAGATTATAAAGATAATCACCGGGGCATGACTTGTTGGCAAACCAACGGTGAACAGTCAGCACCATCTCATTGGACTTCGGAGTATAAGCCAAAGTCGTATTTTTGTCGCCAAACCACACAAGCTTTGACTTACCGTTTCGTCGGCAAATGTCTGTAACCAAGTCCAACAGACCAGAATATGCTGCACTGGTGACCTTGTACGGGTCGTATGTATCACTGGCAACCTCAATGGTGACAGCCCGGTTGTCGTTCGCTGAAGATGAGGTACACCATGAGCGGTCTCTTTCCTCAACGTACATACCGATTCTGCCGTCATATCCCACACCGTAATTGGAAGATGCCTGCTTTGAAGACGGTGCAAAAATTGCGCCCAGAGATTCAATGCTCACCTGACCAACTACGCAATGGATAGAGATTCTATCAATGCTGTGGTTTCGGGGGCTTGACCGGTTCGGTGAAATTTTCGTATATGCTACAAGCGAACTATTGCTCATTCCATTACTCACTCCTTCCGTAGTTGTTCCAGCGAACTTGTCGTAATAGGTTTGTCCATAACCAGCTCGCTTGGATTGGGCGGATTGGCTCTGGTCGGCCGGACGTTCAAATTGGAGCAGAACCGCATTGGATGCTTCGAGTACAGATGTAGCGTTCCGCAACGTGTTCAGAACGCCGCTGTAGCCCTCTGACAGCTCTTTCATAAGAAAGCTAAGCTGGGTATCCAGGTCACCGATGGACGCTCCTGCGGCCTTACAGTGGTTCAGAAGAGCCTGCTTGCGCGACCAGAATGTCCACTGAGCCAATCCATATCCAGCGCTGTCGTGCACAAAATCAGAATAAAAACCATTATCCACAGCCGCCGTATAGGAGGCATCGGAATATCCCAGCTTTTTCTCATAAGTATTTTGGAGATTCTGCGGGTTCAGGCCGCTCTCAGCATAGAGGTTTCCCATCAGCCCTGCCACACCATAGTCATTCAACCCATAGGATTTTAGAAACTGCCAAATTCTTTCATCGTTCGCCATCTCATGATTCCTCCCGATAAAGAATAAGGTCAGTCCTCTTCGTCATCGCCCTTGCCATCACCGGCGCAGAATCCAGCAACGGTGTCTAAATCAACCACGTCACCGTCTTCATCATAGAAATAGCCGGTTTCCTCGTCGTAGTTGAGTTGTCCGACGTAGGGCAGGTCATCGTCAATCTGTTTGTTGTAGTAGCGCAGATTCAGCTCTGGCATATTTTTCTTCTCGCTCATAAGCGAACCTCCTTATAAATCCATCATTTTATTCACAGATACGCATAGTGGGAGCTCGACCAAAAGCCGGCTCCCACTTTTTCTATATTAACTTTCACACCAGTTTGTAGTGCGGTTTCTCTTCCCCGAACATCCAATACCGGAGATAGTCATCCAATACAATTGCTATGGCAGATAGCACTACCCATGCAAGTGAGAAAGGCAGACATATCTGTCCCATCACGTTGAAGGGCATATTGGAATAGTCCCACACATTAAGTCCGAGCCATACATTAACAACAAGCCCGGTAATGAATTCACATACCGTTACAATAACGGCACCTATCATCGATTGCCAGACGATACCGAGTTCCCACGGGAATAGTTCGTTAATAAGACCAATCGCTACAAAGCACACACCACCAAGTATGAACATTGAAATATGTGTGTGGCCTCTCCACAAAAGTTCAATCAGTATGTAGATAAGACCGCCAATGACTGCAAGAATTGTGGACTTCAATACATGACGAAATATCATAAAATATTACGCCTCAGAAGCGGCCTGCGCCATATTCGTAAGAATGGCTTGCATCTGCTGCTGTGCAACGGCAAGCTTCTCGTTCATCTCTGTGAGATAAGGTTCAGGAAGGGTCATGCCATATTCCACAGAGGAAATCGCTTCTGCGTTATCAAGGCTCTGCACATACTGCTTAAGCTCATTGTGGTAAGTGGTCTGCGTGGTAATAAGAGTCTGGGCAGCGATGTAGATTTGTACAATCTCATTTGCGGAGTAGACACGGCACACACCACCATCGGATTGATAGGGGAATTCGCTACCGCCCAACTCTACAACTCGGAATAAGTTATTGATATTGCTTTGGTCTTCAATGCTCAGGTTAAAATGAACGCTCTCTTCACCAAGCTCAATATCTACACCGGCAACAATAACAGCGTTGCACATATTAGAAATTTCGGCCAGCTTAGCTGCCATGATAAAAGACAGGGCATTGTCTTCACCAACGATTTCTACAACGTCTCCAATAGTAACCCAGCCACGCTCAACTGCTTTTAGAAGGCCAGACGCATCAATCATCTGCGCTTCGTACATTGCCATCAGTTTTTCTTTCATGCTCACACCTCCAGTGCTGCAAGAATCAGCTCATCCACAAGACCACGCTGTTCATAGGCCATACTTCCACCATCAATCTTAGAAACGATAATAGTGTCTGCACCATCAATATCATCATGACCAAGTAGATTATAGGGTTCGCTGTTAAATGCGACCCCAATGGCATCTGTCTCCGTGGCATTGGTTAAATCGCCGCTTGCACCAATCTTGATATAGTTTACAGAATCAGTGATACCGAGTTCTGTACCATCGATTTTGATAATACGATACATTTATGCGTCCTCCTTTGCACCAACTAATCGAGCAATATGCCGTAGGTCATCGATGTCGGCATGAAAGAAATCATGATTCCACAGCCAGTAATATTCATCATCAGTGCGTTTGTACTTCTGGCTGATTTCATCACTCCATACTTTGTCCCACCGTGCCTGATAGTTACCGTCATCTCGCTTGGACAAAGTCTTTTGAATTGACTGTGTTAATTTGCCTCGAACCTTACCCATATTGTCGTCATTTTCTGCAAAATGCTGATGGGCATTTTCACTGGTTTCCAAGCAAAGTGCTTTGTCTCCGTAGAAAATGTATCCATCATGGCCTTCGCATTCCGTCAAAGCTGGTAGGTTTACATACCCACATTTTGCTTGTCCCTTAAAACGTTTATGAACAATGTATTTCACCTTTAATTCCTCTTTCTCTAAAGTTTTCAATCCGTTCGGGAGAAAACCCGAATATCGCATAGAACAGCCTACGAAGCCGCAAAACACGTTTGTGGTCGTTATAGCATTCGAAGTAGGCGAGCATACCGTTAACAGAAGTCCATAGGCCTTCATAAGACATTTCGCCATTTTGAATCTTGTGGTAGAAAGCCTTTATCTTCCTACGTGCTCGTTTGACGCCGTCTCGATTCCCGTTGACAATGACCTTCCCTGTTTCGGTCAGGTGATACTTCGCCTTGCAGTAGCGAAATGGTTTTGTCAGTGGAACAATTCGAGACTTAGAACGGCTGATGGTTAACCTCAAACTCTCGGCCTTTTCTACAACCAAATTCATGATTTCTTTCGCGTCCCTATCGGGTGGAACAATGACATAGTAATCATCCATATAATGTCCAGCACACTGAATTGATAACTGACATTTGATATAATTGTCCAGCGCAGATGGAAATGCAATCATCTCTGCTTGGCTTGGCTCAACTCCCAGCGGTAGCCCCTTGCCACCCGGAACAGTGTTTACAATGCTGTCGCCAAGCGCTCTCAAATCATTATTGTGCAAGAGCTGCTTGTGCCGTCTGAATATCATTTCATGTGACACGGATGGAAAGAACTGCTTAAAGTCCAAAAGGATGACGCTGCCCTCTCTGCCATACCGGCGAAAATGGTAACGTAGGTCTTCACGCAGTTCTCGTTTAGAGAACTCGAATCCTTTGCCCGGTAGACTTGCTCCATTGTTCCATATCATGCTCGGCAAATAAAGGGGCAGCAGAACCTTTTGGGTGAACACCTTATGTATCTGTCTGTCTTGGATACGCGGCGCATCAATAGGCCGTGTCTTTCCGCGTTCAGAAATCATGAAGTGAACATATGCCGCAGGCTCCCATTTGTGTTCCAAAATAAGCCGCCTGCGTCTTGCAGTGCCTGAGAACAAGTGCAACTCAAAGCGTTGCGTACTGTTCTTCCAGCGTACAGCATTGCAGCACTGCTTGCCGGCGCTGTATAAATCGTGATAAGTAAATACCTCGCTCAGTCCACCAACGTCCAAACTGCGCTGTAACCTGTTCGCTTCTCGTTTTGCTTTGCGGCGCTCATAACGGCCGCTTCGTCTGCTCATAAAGTTATTCGCCCTCCGTACATATATCTTGTAGGGTATCGTCTAATATGCTTTGCTCCCACACATGAAACGGGGTAAGATACATCGCCCGCCATGCACGCTCGGTTTCCCGGCGGCGTCCGTGTCTGAGCATCAAAGGGCAGTTTTGGACTTGCGTCACGGGAAGCATCTCTCCTTTCGTAAAGGTCGTAGTTCACTCTGCTTCGAGTTACTGCGGTTGACCTTAACCATTTCTGGTTTACGAAATCCGGGGCGAGCCCATTGGAATTCCTTGCGTTGTTGTTGTTCGCGTTGCCGTTCGTGTTCACATTGCAGAAGTTGTTGCTGTTGTTGTAATTAGGGGAACGCTCCCACCAATTAGCAGTGGAACACGGAAGTGCGAAAAAACACACCCGCCGACAGGTTTTACAGAGATGCACCCATACTTTCATTATTTTCTGCCTTTGTCGCTCTTCAGCACATTTGTTAATAACCCGTTCTCTCGGTCGATTAACTCGCCGAGTTCCTGTGCCATATGCTCCAATTTCTTTTTGGCATCTGAAGACTTAACGCTATTACCACTTCCTGTAGTAAAACACCCCGATGGGTTTGTCATCATCAGCTCATAACAATGGCTAAGATGAACATCGAGTGCCATCAGTGATGCGCGTGCTTCAAGTAAATGCGTCTTCCGCAGTTCTTTCCTCATTGCATCAGAAGGATAGATGCTATTTGCTTTCTCAGTGTGGTCTAACACTTCTGAGGCAAGGGAAGACACTTCTGACGCAACAAGCCTTGAATAGCGCGAGGACAGGCGTGACAGGAAGTTGATGGTCTGAATGTAGATTTTGTTGGCGACATTGATATACTCTGCCTTGCTTTCAGACCTATGTGCTTTCAAAACTGACATAGAAATCTCCTTTCGTTCTTTTTATTGTGTTGTCCTCTTGGACTAATCACAAAGGGGCAACCCCCTCCGCAGAAAGAAAAATGCATCTGCAAACAAAGGCAAATGCAACCATACTGATATTTTAATAGGGGGGGGGACGAGGTTCCCATCCTAAACCGCAGAGGGGCAACCCCTTATATAGTTTCACCTGCTATGAATCCGCCCACTGTCGTGGGCTTGATTCATTTGGTTTCAAGATTAGACCCTGAAAGCCGGGGCGAGCCCAAGGGAA